TCTTCATGGATTATGAAGTCCTTATAACGCCTCCAAGTTTGCCTAATAACCTTCTCTCCAATTGGATTAGGTCTCATTGCATCACGACGAATACACTCATCAACTGGAATAAAGAAGTCTTTATATTCAACCTCATACTTCCAATCATAAGTATAATTCTCGTTAAAATCTTTAGCCATTTTCTCCAATTCTGTACAGGTCTTTGGATTTAGATTCATATTGTCCACTACAATGTTATAACCTTTCTGCATACTATAAGCTAGTACAGTGTTATATGTTGCAGTAACAACCTTCTCTCTGTTAGGAACCCAATAATCACCTAACATATTACGAATATCATCGTTGTTGAATCTAATCCTGTTCTCTGGGTCTTCGTGACACCATTGTTTAGCCCAAGTAGATTTACCTGAGCCTTGAATACCTCTACAGATAATTAGTTTCTTAGTTTCCACTATTTCTCACTAGTTGGCTTAAGCCATAAATTAGTGTTCTTAAAAATGTAATCTCTTAAATCAGTAAGTTCAGATAACCACCCTAGAGTTAAAGATGAGTTACACTTAAAGCACTTTGTCAGCTCTTCCCTTATTCTCTCCTCAGATACTACTGGCATTTTGTCGAAATAGTCATAAGCCTTCATAGCCTGCCACATATCTTCAGATACCCGTAGTCTCTTGGTAATAGAGAACCTTATACCTCTGAGAATCCTTAAAGGGTCATCATCGAAAGTTACAATAGGAGGTAATGGAGTCCTAAGAAGTTTCTCCTTAATGTCTTCCAAACCACCAAAGTAATCAATTATTTCTCCAGTATCAGGGTCTTTAGCCAAAGCATTAACAGTAAAATCTCTTCGTGATAAATCATCATAGAGATTTCCTGGCTCAACTATTGGAGTTCTGGTATTAGGAATATATCCTACTTCCTTTCTAGCCATTACAAAATCAGCTACTCCTTGATACTTGTATCCTTCTGGGAACTTAGCACGTATAGTATAACATTCTGGAGTTACTAAGAAGATTTCAAACTTCTGTTCTTCCAAGTAGTTTTTCAATGCCTTAAACATTAACCTGGCTGGACTAAGTTGAGCTTCACATGGATGAATTTTACTGTACACCGCTTCGGTAGGTACAGCAACATAATCCACATCCTTATTAGTAAGACCTAAGAGTTCATCACGTATCTTACCACCTACTTCATAAAACTTAAAATCACCAATCATATATACAACCAATTACTCTATTCCCTTCAACGAAGTCATATAATTCATTAATGCCTTCTTCGTAAGACATTTCAGACCAACTAGCATATTCATGATTCCCAAAATTCTGTGGATACATATAATCCATATAATAGATAGTTGAATATCTACTAAAATAATCATAGTCATCCATAAAATCAGGAAGACATATCCAATTTGCTACAGGTAATAGCTTATTATCTGTCAGTATGGTCAGCGCTTCCTCTTTAGTTATGTCTCCAGACTCAACAGAATCAAATACAGCATCAGCAGTTTTATCTGCAATTTCGGAAACTTCATTTCTGAGTGATAGAAATTGCGATAATAAATCATTTAACTTTCTAGTTGTCTTTTCCATAGATTTCTCCCCCATACTCTTCCCACCCTTCCTCTTCTGCTATATCAGCCTCACATCCATAAGACTTATCATAAGCTAACTGGTCGGCTATTTCATCTAACTCAAGTTCACTCTCAGCTTCTGCTCTGAAAGTGTTATCCATACCGCACCAATATGTGCTAACGTGTATTAGAAACCTCTTCATTATTTAGCAAGTTTAGAAATACTGATGTCTTCTACCATCATATAATCATTAATCTCGTCCTCTATGTAATTAGCTTCATCTAAGGCATCTATCATTAGAGCCTCTGGAATATCGTCTAATGTATTGAAAGTGGGTTCATCAGAACGCCTTTGATAGTCATTGACCAACTCTAGCAATTCCAAATCATCCACTTCCATTACATATTCAAGCTTAAATTTCACTTTATGATTCAGTTTCAATGTCCACTTCACCCTTATCCAGTGATTTAGATTCTCCTTCCAAGAATTTAATACACTTCAGCTTATAAGCTTCGGATAGAGAGTTCTCAATCTTAATAACAATTCCCTCATGAGGAACTTTGTTATTACAAGTTGGAGATTCACACTCCATGAAGAAATTCTTATCACTAGCTAACCTCTGTAGGAAGTTCTCATTCCAATGCTCTGAAACGGAAAGGTCAGGATATAAATCCTTAGCATAGCCATAGTAATATTCTTCTACAGGCTTTAAGCCTTCTTTAACACACCATTGTTGTACTTGGCGTGCACTAAACTCATATACACGTCCATCAGGATTAGTATAGGTCAAACGATAGATTTGTACTCCAAAGTTCTCACCATACTTATATTCACCTTTAGGAGGTTCAAATCCGTAGTCAAATGCTTTACCGCCCAATTTCTGGATTGCCCCACCATTGGGTAGGAAGCCTACTATCTCGTAGTAAGCAGTCATACCTTTCTGTAGATGAGGTCTGACAACATCATCTGCATACTTCCACACGTCTACTCCATAGAAACCACCGTTAGTAGTTCCATTGTAGTATGGATTCTTAACCACTGAACGAGAAGACCATAGATAATCATATCGAGTATCATCTATCTCTTTACGAGTTAGGAACTCGAATACTTTCTCATACCATTTCTTAGGTCTTTCACACAATACATAAGCAGATATACCAGAGGTTCCGTGAACCTTAGCAGTAATGCTTATAATATCGTTAGGATGAACAGCTGATGGACACTTCTTAATGAGCGTAGTATCATAATGAAACCTAAATTGAGTATCAATTACTTTCTTTACTTTCTTTAGGTTTCTCTTTATCTTACCTCCCTCTCTGGGCTGACCAGGAGTATAAGCAACTTTGGGAACATATTTCCTACATATGATTTCCCCATCTACAGAGTCAAACTCAGTACCTGGAGCAACCTTATGTACTATCTCACTCTTCTTACCAATTAAAGTAAGCCAGTTGTATAGGTATGTAATAGGAGTAATAAATCCTTCAGAAGGATAACCTTGTAGCTTGATAATCTTCACTCTACAATTATTTTCAAAGAATCCTGCCTGTTCCTTATCAAAGTTCTTATTCTTATCTCTAAAGAGATTGTTGGCAGATAAGAATCTATCATCAATAACACATTCTATAGGGAAGTAAATATATGTACCAGGATTGGTATCAATACTTACAGCAATAGAATAACCATCAATTGTACAACATTTTAATCTCTCACACTTCGGATTAGGATGATTAATAAAATCCTTAATCTCTACAATCTTAGCAGCATAATTTCTGTTAAATTTTGGTGATTGAGTTAATTGCATTTAAAGCAAATTTAGAAAATCCATACTAAATAATCTCTGTATTAGGTAATCTTTAAAGAGGAAAGTGACTATTCCTCGAATAAGCTCCAATCATCACGGAGGATAGCATCCCAGTAGAGCTTTACTTCTTCTCTCTTACCCTTAGGGTATTGAGCTTTAGGGATACAGTAAACTTTACCATTCTCCATGAAGAGGACGTTACCTCTTGGATTAGTCACTTTGAGACCACTCTTTAGAAAGGACAAAGCCTCTCCAAAATCAAACTGTTTTACTTCCATTGTTACCTTTAATATTTATAAAGTGAAACTTAGATTTACTAAGCAACAGTCTCAGCTATGATGTTCTTCAAGATAGTCATACAGTTCATCAACACTGCGAATTATTTCAACGTCTTCGCCATGCTCATTAGTTTCATATGCTTTGAGTTCTGGGTTGCGAGATTTCTCGTATACCCACCATTGAACCCATTCAAGTCCTTCTTGACCATAAGCATCTTCCATAACAGCATCGAACAATTCACACATACCATTGACTAATGTACTTTCGCATACATCAATACCAAGTTCTTCTAACTTCTCTGTATCCTTACCTACATTCGATATAAGGTTTAACAATTTAAGGAATGTTACTTTTTTCAATGTAAGAACTTTCTTAAATGTTCAGTGATAGCTTGATTATCCTCCCTAAATGCTTCTGAATCTAACAAGGTTTCCCTTATTACATACGTTCCCCCATCGGGAGAGAAATACTCATCCATCGCTTTAATAACATCATCTTCGTTACGAATCAGAGTATCATCCTTAAAGACTATATCTGACTCGTCTCTATAAGCAAAGAAGAGGGACATTAAAATCCCTCTCCTCCTAAAAACTACAATATAATTCATTCTCTTGTAAGTTCGTATTCACGCATAAAGTTGGCGAATGTTTGAGCTAATGACTCATCTTGCTTGTTATTATAGTAATAGTTGAATGCATGGAACATTTCATGCCAGAAAGAGTTCTTAATCTGCTCTTCAGTCAGGTAGATAGTCTCCCCGTCATCATTTTTCATACATTCTGCCACCTTGATTTCCAGCCTTAGATTGCAATGAGAACCAAATGTGTCGCCATTATCTATAAAATCACATAGTATTACTTTATACCAGTGATTAGCTATTCTAACCTTACTAGGAATATTATATTTCATAGCCTTTAAGTCTCTTCCACTCGTCAATAAATTCTTGAGGCAGACTAAAATCCATTTCTGCCTGGTCTATATCTAAGTCTCCGACACTAAAACTATCCCATATTGTATCATAAACTGCATCATTAAGTTCACATTCATCATCATAATCAAGATAATCCTCTGGATTAAGCTCAATCTGATTATCAATGAAACCCCAATGCACATCATAACGATATGGTACTTTGTAATTACTCATAGTCCCTAATACATTTTAGAACTGGCTGCAAAGGACAACCTTCATCACTAAGATAGAAATATTTTACAGTAGCCATCTTACCAATGATTTCATCCATTCTGTCAAGGTATTCCCATTTTAATTCACGAGGACCCATAGGTTTAGCTTCAAACTTAATACCTAATTCTGTCTCACATACGAATACCATGTCTTCTGGACGTAGACCATCCTCATAACCAACAATTTTAAATTCAGCATCTTTATACATTTTGACTTTAATCATAGCATTAGTTCTTCCACCAAAGTTATACACCTTAGCAGGGTCACGTATTACTATACCTTCAAAGCCCTCACTTACATATTTATCATGTAGTTTTTGTATATTAGCCCAACCCACAACTTTCTCTTGAGGAACCATTTGGAACTTTAAGTCACCTTCATCCCAATTCCTTTCAGGATTGAAACTCAAGCCTAACTCATTGGCTATATCATGGAGAACATCTAACCTCTCCTCAAATGTCTTAGTGCTGTCCATTACATCATAGATGTAATATTCTAACCAATCCATTCCAGCAGTGTCTTTCTCCAACCTTGCTGCGCCACTAATCTGCTGCAATGATTTACCATGTTCATATAGTTCCCCATCCAATACAATGTCTGGATGGTCTTCAAAGAATTGAATAAGTTTAGGATTGTGCCTCATAAAGGAAGTGGAAGCATCATAGTCTCCACCACCTCTGGAAGCAGTTCTAACTTCACCGTCTTTCCAATAGAAAGAGCATCTAACTCCATCTATCTTTCTACTTCCCCACCAGTATTTAATCTTATCGAACACACTGGTTGCAACCTTGTCAGCTTGTTTAGCTAACATGTGCTTCTTAAATCCGTTAGAATCAGAAACACCTTCACCCATTTGTTCTTGGACGAAATCAGCTACTGCCTTACTATCATCAATGCTAATGTTAGATGGTAATAGCTTATATCCTTTATCTTGATACTTCTTTAAATGGGAAGCATACTCCAACTTTACCTGCTCAGTAACAGTTCTTTTAGCCTTACCTGTAAATATCCAGATTTCTGGCTGAACTGATACCTTACCAGCATATTGGTAAGTACGTCTTCTTATTACAAAGCCTCTTCTTGAATCATCCCATTCATAGTCAATCTCAACAACTCTGATTTTACCCTTATTGTCTTTACTAACTAGAATATCCATCACCAAATAGCTCTCCAACGATAATCCTGAACTAGACTCATCTTAATATATCTATTACCTCCAGCATCCATCATGTCTGGTAGCCTACACAATGAATTACTAATCGGTCTTAGCAGACTGAGAACTTCTTCATTTGTTATTAACTCAAATCCATCTAGGTCTTCAAAGTTCATAAATTCTCTAACACATGTAAACTCCTTAGGGTTAAACTTTATGAACTTGAGAGGTCCATCACAGCCCCAGTCCCAGTACTGCTTATGTATCATACGACTTACGTACAGATACACACCATCCTTTACATACCAGTTACCTGCTACCTCTTTCCCTTTATTAATCAGGGAAGATATCTCAGAAAGTATTTCATCTTTCCTCTTAGAGTCCTTCTCAATCCTCTCTTCTAAAGTTGCCAATTCTTTGAAGATACTCATATCCATCATTTGCCAGTATGACCAAATCCACCTTCACCTCTATCTGTTTCTGGAAGCACTTCTACCTCTTCCCATTCAGCCACTTCATGTTTAGCAAGAACTAATTGCATTAGTCTCTCACCATCATTAATACGAACAGGAACATTAGATGTATTGGTTAGGATGATACCTATCTCACCTCTATAATCAGCATCAATAGTACCGATTCCATTAGTAAGAGTGAGTCCCATCTTTAATGCTAATCCACTTCTCATTCTACATTGTAGCTCATATCCTTGCGGAATAGCTACAAATAGACCAGTAGGAATTAAACATCTACCTCCAGGTTTGATTTCAATAGTCTTAGCTACTTGAATGGTTGGTAACTTCTCACCAGTGTAGTTGCCTTCCTTATCTACTACACCTTTGCTGTTAGGGTCTTCCATTAGACCAATACCAACAACGTCAGCATCAAAGAAGAACTTCTCTGGTTTACCATCTACTAACTTAATTCTGCTGAAATCTCCTCTGACATCCATGCCAGCAGAGAATAAGGTTTCATACTTGGGAAGCTCCCATTGAGATTTATTTATTACTTGTACTTTCATTCTTCATTTCTTCAAGAATAGGACGATAATCAATCTCTGTAAACTCAAACTTGTATCTTGAATTTAAAGTAGTGAACTCACCTTTATCCCAGTAAATCTTCTGGATTACAGATGTTCTATACCACTGTTCTACGTCAGCTATGTAAAGACTAAGACCCTCTCCAAATGCAGCGGTAATGCCTTCCTCAGACTCACCTGTGGATAAATACCCTCCATTGCTAGAGACTTTAGTAATCTTAATGTAGCCAACCTTAGAATCCTTTATAGCTCTGTGAAGTTCGGGGCTACCCCCTACTTTCACAAAGTCTTTAAGGCTTGCTTCTCTATGTTTGAGAGTGGCTTGTATAAAGCTATCTCCCCACATTATTGCTTCACTGAACCTCATTCAAATATTTAATAATATTATCCGCTGTACAATCTCCCACCTCTGAATAAAAAGCTTTAACTAGTTCTTTGTTGTTATCATAGACAGCAACGAAAGGAACTAATCTAGTGCCACATGATGCTTTAATCATAATAGCCTTCTTCTTATCTTTATAGTGTAGTTCATCGTAAGTTTCAACTTCTATCTTAGGAAATTTCTCCCAGATATAAGCTACTACCTTATTCTTCAAAGGTAAGCAAGTTTCACTATAAACTATTTTTACAGTCATGTCTAGTCGGATTAAACCAATATATAAGCATCTGTTTTAGTTCTTGACAATGATACATATTGCATCTGTCTAATCTCGTCAACATTCTTACAAACAAGAACGTTTGCCATATCAATGAACACTGTTCCAAGAGAGCTTCCCTGAATCTTATGAATGGTTGACGCATACCCATAATCGAACGTTTTCTTTTTAATAACTCGGTTGTCCCACATTATATCTTTAGGAGTTGCAAAGCTCTTTATCATTTCAAAGTACTTCTTCCATAAGAATGTGGACCTAGTTCGGTTGCCGTTCCTTTTAGCTTCAATAGCAGATATTCTAAAATTCTCTATTGTAGCAGCAAGGCTATCTATATAGTCTTTATTGATGTCTCTTTCCAATATGAATACAGTTAATAATTTCTTATATACTGTATCAAACAATTCAAGTTCATATCCAGGCATCTTCATGAAATGGGGGATATGTCTCTCCACTCTTTTTGGAGCATCTACTATTATGTAGTCCAAAGAGTTATAGAACTGAGTATTATTATACTCGAAGTTCTCGTAACCAGTTAAGAACTCAAACTGATTATATTCGTTAGCTACATCAGAATCCCATAGTAGCTTCCTCATACATTGGTTGAATCCTTGCACTCTGGCATTAGTATATGCTATAAGCTTAACTTCATTAACGTCTTGTTTCTTAATAGCTCGTCTAAAAAAGTCCGCACTTTTAAGCATAAAGTCTTTGGCTTGGTCACATATAATTAAAGACCCTTCTGGAGCTTCAATAGGTTCAAATCGCTTCAGGGGTCTTTCTCTCAGTCTTGATAATAATGGTAACAGACCATTTGTATCAGCTTGTCTATGTATTTGAGTTAGTGTAATAATGTTAGGACAGTTAAATACTAAACTTGTACTCTTACTACACACAGGCTGTATTTGAGCCTTATCTCCAATAAACAGCAATTTAGTTCCATACTGATTGCACATATCAAGTAGTAACTTGTATATTTCGTCATTAATCATAGATGCTTCATCTATAATAACAATACCATTATCAGGTATTTCACCAAACCCATTACACTGGAATTTTAAATCTTTGTAGTCTAATTCAAATATCTCTATATTAGGAGCAAGAGATAACAGTTTATGGACAGTCATTGCATCTTCACCAGTTACCTCTTCTACTACTAACTTAGCTTTATGTGTAGGGGCACACAATATGAAGTCCTCCCTAGTAGACCTTAAGAATTGTATATATTCATTAAGGATAGAGGTTTTACCAGTACCAGCATAACCTTGTAATACTAGTACTGGCTCCTCTGTATTTAGAAAGTCTTTCATTCTTTCAAGAGCCTTTATCTGCTCCTCTGCTAAGGTAATACGGGGTCTACTTGGTTCTCTTACCTTCCTCAGCGAGTGCCCACTAAAGGGTAATTTGGTATTCATTTCCAGAACGAACTTGTTATGTCTTCTAGTCCATATATAGGATTACCATCTTCATCTAACTCCCTGCACATCTTAACCTCATACATTCTCTGGTTAGTTGTAGGACTCTTCAGACCACCTAATTCTTCAACATAAGGACCCAACTTAATAAAGTTGAAGTTCTTAATATCAACATCCTTAGATAGTTCTTGCCTACCACTATACCAAGCTGTTAACAATCCTTTGGTTTGGACTATACCAGCTAGCATATTAACAGATTGAGGGTCTGAATCTCCACCCATGAATGCAACACAAGTTATGCCTTCATTCTTATCTATTAATCGCATTAATGTGCAGAGGTCAAGAAAGTTTCCAATATCTTCTGCCAAGTAAGAACTATGGCAGCCCTTACAATGGCAAGGACAGTTTGAGATATTAATAGCAAGTGTAGTTTCATTTGGTATCTCCTGAAAGACTATATCATAATTAACGTACTTCAACATATCAGTCAGATTCATGTAGGACAAATACAGTAGGCTTTCCATCTACTTCGCATACAGATAACACCTCTTCATTGGGGTCCATTTCTTCTAACCATGTATCTAATGTACAGATGATAAAGCCAGACCAACCATCTGGTCCACCCAAGAACCAACCTTTCTCTCTCATAATTGAGAAATCACCATCAAAGCTCTGTAGGTTGTTTTTAACTTTGTCTAACCAATCATCCATAGATTTATCCCCATAGACTGGACTAGAGTAGTATCTCATTGTACTGAAGTGAGCTAATATAATATTCTTAGCTAGTTCCACATCGCATACCCATCCATTTTCTACACCTGTCATAAGCACAATAGGAATAAGATTAGTAGAAATACCATCTGTAATACCCACCTATCTGGAAACTGATACCTAATATAGTCCTCAATATTTATTCTCATAAATAGGGACACTAACTTATCTTGGAGACCATTGTAGTTGTACTTTACTGCCAGCCCTACCCCTATTTCTAGGAGCAGGATAGCAATAAATATGATTTGAAATAGAACCATAATTTTTATTGTTTATAGTAATAACGTTTACTAGCTTCTTTTTGTCTAGCTTCACTAAAGTTGCTAATTCTCTTTAGATATCCAATAATCCTGGTAGCATAGTCTATATTCTTGCTTCCACACTTAGGACACTCATGCAAGTATCTCTTATCAATGTGCCCACAATCATTACAGATAGTATTTGGAATATTAAAGGTAAAGTAATTAGTACCATTAGCAGCCGCAACCTTTAATAGGTTTCTGTATTGGTCTTTTGTAAGGTGCTCTTCTAAGTTCATATGCAGTGCACTACCTCCGTCCAAGTATTTAACATACTCTTTTCCATGAAGTTTGAACTTATCAAAGATAGTTAAAGATGTGTCCTCTACTGCATAGAAATAGCTATTATAGCAATCTCTAGGTACAAAGTAACCATCCTTCCTATCCCAATTAGCGTGTTTAACTCCAAGGTTCTCAGCTGGAACGAACTCAGTATTGAACATCAACTCTTTGGTTTTAGCCTTACGATTTTCATCACTAATAGCCTTAAGAATTGACTGCATGAACTCTCTATAGGTATCATTATCACTTACTTCTATTCCTAAGAACTCAGCAGCTTCAATAACACCATTTACACCTACAGTTAGGTATTGTTTCTTCAGATTGATAAATCCAGCTGTATAAACTGTTAATAGACCATCTTTCAGATAATCCTTTAATAGTTCATTATATGCTGTTTGGAATTTATGAACCTTTTGAACCTGAGAGCGTAGATAATCAATCATATCATATCCCTTATTAACTGCATCCTGTACTAACCTATTGATATTTAAAGTCATTACCGACTTACTACCAGTAGCAATACCACCTGCACCTAATGAATATGAGAATTGGTTATCACTAACCTCATTCCTCAACCTACAACATGATGATAGTGAGTCTGCACTATCAGAAGTATAGGTAAAGAACGAATGTCCCTTACTATACATTTCAGCAGTGAAGTCAGCCCATTCTTTGTCACGAATGTCCTCACCATCAGTAAGTAATGCAACAGTTTCAACTGGGAAGGTAAGAATACACTTAGTCCTCTCCTCGTTAAACCACGACATGAACTTCTTCTGCAGCCAGTTCAATGAATCCCATTGAGGTTTACTTCCATCAGGGAATACAAACTCTCCGAACAAACCTTCAAAGTAATACTTGTCAAAGTAACTGATATTCCAGAATACTGATTGGAAGTTACGAGCAGCAGCAGGCTGATTGATTGAATATACAATCTGCTGGAACTTCTGCTCAAGAGTCTTGTCAATGTTCCTATGCTTATCAACCATCTCTTCTGGACGTTTCCAGTAGTCATCACCCCACTCCTTACGAGCAAAGTAATCAAAGTACATTAGAAACTCACCAGTAGCTACTGCACCAGCAAACTGTGAACTAATTGCAAATACTAGATTCACAAACATTCCACAGAATGAGTCTAAGTTCTTAGGTTTAGCAGATAAACCTCCAATAGGCTGTAAACCTTCTAACAAGAATGGATACATAGTAATTGCCACACAATATGGCATAATACTTGTCTCATCATGTTTATATAATACGTGTGATTCTAGCATTTGGATATACTCCTTAGCTAAATCCTCGCCATACATTTCTCTAATCTTATCGGTAAGTATAGTACGATTCACCTTAATAATATCACCCTTGAAGAGTTCACCATTAAGAGTTACAATGTTCTTCTCAGTAACATTAGCATTAGAATCATATTTACTACCTGTTGCGGCATTACTAGCCTTAGCATAGTCCTTAATAAACTGTTTCTTGCTTGTTAAGGTTCTAAGTTCAGCTTGTTTCTGCCTATATAAGATAAATGCTTTAGCAACATTATAATAATCACAAGCCATAAGAGCCTTCTCTATTTGGTCTTGAATCTCTTCTACAGAGATAATGTTGTTAAAGTATAATTCATCTTTTACATCACTAAGAATATCCATGTCAATAGGTTCATTAACAGCATGGAATGCTTTAGTGATTGCTAAGTCAATCTTACCCCAGTCAAAGGGCTGTACTGTCTTGTTTCGTTTTACTACTAGCATTAATTAATTAAAAGTCTAAGATTGTACGTAGTAATAAGGTCTTCTCTGCCTTATTGATGATATCTTTACCACCATCATTGCTGATTAGCTCAGTAAATGCATTATAAACCTTAAACATATTGACATCTTCATCTTCCTTAACATAATACTTGGACTTAGTGTCCACAAACAATGATTTATAAGCGTCAATGACTTCTTTAGTTCCCAACTTCACTTTACCATAGCCTAAGTCACAAGATTGTGAAATTGCATTACGCATCCACTTACCTAAATTAGACTCGATAGTTGGAACTGTTCTCTCCCACTCTGTATCGTGGAGAGTTTTCAACCATAGTTTCAAATCAGATGTTTGTTCCATCAGATTCTTAACTGGTTTATAGTTTATAGCCTTCTCAGGCTCTAATTCCTGTATATTGATGAACGAAGGGTCAAATACACATAAATTGGTACACGCTCTATTAAGACCACCTCTATACATCTTACATATTGGTTTACGGACATCTAACCCATATAAGAAACCAATAACTTCATCATGGTTATCCCATGCGTATTCATCTGGCAACACAGCTTCAATAAGAACTCTGTTATAAGTTACATCATCTGTGTTATATTCACCAGTAATAGTTCTGGTGATTTGGTCAGGGAGTTTAACTTGTACCCTGAAATCAGAAGTAAATTTAGACATAGTTTCCAAGAAAGGCTCTACATAAGCTTCAGTTGGAAAATATGCTCTCTCTTTAATTCTTGTTGCCTTTCCTTGTAGTAATTCGTCTAATGTTATTTCCATACATCATTTTCATTGCAGTAATATACGCCCATCTAGCATATTTCCATTCTCATCTACAATAGAATAATCACAAGCAGCTGGTGTATTACCAAAGTTCTTGTGAATCCATTCTGAACTACCGAATAAAGAGCCTACTGATTTATAAGTAAACCTCCTACCATAAGTAGTTGCGGACTGATGTAAATCGCCCTTTACAAAGACTACATTGCCTTTAATTCCTTTGTTATCAATATACTCATTGATAAAGTTCTCTGTCTTGACATCTAATGTCAGAGGAAGATTCTTGAACATATCCTTGTTATCCTTACCATGACATAGAATATAGGTTGTAGTTCCTAATATAAACTCACCAATAAACTTGTCAAATATTGTAGCTTCAATATCCATACTTTGTAAGATATATTGAAGTGCAACATTAGCAGAATATCCAAAGTCTCCATCATGGTTTGATTCTCCAACACAATAATAGGACAGACCACCACAAGGTAGCTCTTCTACTATAGAAGTCATAAACTTAGTCATTACTTCTATAAAGCACTTTAACTGTTCCTTATTGTTCATATTCTGAGCTAGTTGATGACCACCTCTTGTAGTTTGACCATCATATCCATCTAAGGAATCTCCTAGATTACACACAATTATGTTAGTGAAGTTACCAAACATTAAAGATTCTCTCTTTAACTGGTCTACCAACTTACTAAGTCTAGCTTCAACTTCCTCTTGGTCATAATCATTAGCATAGATAGAATATCCAGACACAGATGCACCAATATGCATATCTGATAACCAAATAATCAAATCTCTATCTTCCCTGCCTTTAACAACAGGAGTAAACTTGGGCAGATTTGATACATCAATACCTTCCAACATTCCAGACATATCCTGGAGTTGTTCTTTAAGGTCTTGATTCTCTTTCATGTACTTCCTAAGCTGGGACTCAGTATGCTTAATCTTCTCAGCCTCATAGCTTCTTAAGAAGTCATTCTCTTTCTCCCTAAACTGCATTTCTAACAGCTTATCCTTCTCATTCTCTTCAATCACATGAGGAGCAAAAGGAGCTGATGCCTTAGTAATGCTAAATGCTCTAAGTATTCTCTTAAAGTCAGCGAGAGAATAATCTGGGAAGAATCTTGATACCTCCCTTTGTGTAATACCACTACCATAGTTAGAATACAATCTATAAACCATGTTCATTTCATCTCTATTGAATGAACCTAGTATAGGTTGCTTGTCTCTTACATAGATAGTGAATAGATATTTAACTATTTTACCTTCTTCATCCCTTTCAATAGTAACCTTAGATGTATCATCCGAATCTAATTCAGAGTCACTATAAACAACTTCATTCCCGAATAAATCTGGAGTAGATTCTTTCTTAGAAGTTCTTAGTCTTGGTCTAGCATCAATTTGCTTGAACAAGTCCATAATGACATTATAATCTTCATCGGGGATTGTTTCAGCTTCTTTAGCTTGTTCTACAGCCTTTCTCTTCATACAGAAATAGCTTGTAGGAAGACCAATCTTCTCTGCATAAGCATTCATACTGATGTTATCTGAGAGTACCGTTTTAAGGTGATTAGTAAGTTTAATAATAGTTTGTTCCTTCATCGTTAGATGTTTAAAATTAGATAGCAGTTACGCCTTTAAAATACATCATCTTGGTAGTTGGCAATCTATTACAAAAAAATAAGGGACTACCTTATTTTCATAAGATAATCCCTTTGATATTTAAAGTTGTAGAAGTCTATTAGGCTTCAACTCCAAAGCAGATGTAAGTTCCTTGTTTAGCACTCTTAGAAGGAGTGTACTTAACTTCAAATGCACCAACTTCACCCTCAACTACATCCTTGATGTATTTGCAGAAGATGTCGCCTTTGTAATCTTTCTTAGTGTACAATTCCTTAGCTACTTCCTTAGCCTTGTTCTTTGTCTCGAAGTTAGTGAATAGAATTTCACCAGTTGCGGGGTTAATACCTTGATAACCAGTTTTATACTTTCTCTTACCCTTCTCGTTCTTAATATCCTTTACGGTATAAGGACGCTCACGTGTATCAGCAGAACCTGCTTCAAATGTGATTGAACAACCAATACCAGCAGCATACTTAGTGTGCTTTGCTAGGTACTCTGCACAGAACTCTTTCAACGCTTTCTCAGCGATTGGTTTACCAGCAGTTTTCCATGCCTGAGTTGCGTCACGGATTACTTGGAATGGTGCTTCTGCGATAGCTTCTTGTTTTGTGAAACCTTTTACTTCTACTTTCTTAAAATTCATTGCTTGCATAATTCAAAAATTGTTTAAACATTATTTCATACGTTCTAATCTTGTAACTTTCTATAGTACAAAGATACTACTTTAATTGGACATAGCCAAGTAGTCTTAGTATTAAATAATCTAAAATTTGAATTATTATCTCTATATTTCTCTCGGAAATCGTGATACAAAGATACTACATTTTATCTAACTGTCAAACTGGTTCACCTTAAAAAGTGTTAATCAGCAGTTTTAGATAAAATTGACCTAACTATTGTATTATTAGTCAATGCAGTTAGAGTATCATAACTCTCTTCGTAAAACAAATCCTCTCCATTCCTGGACGCAACATCTACATTCTGTAAGATTTGTTGGAATCTCCATTGAGGAAACTTCTCCACCAACTCGGATAGAATCTCAACAATCCTTTGATTTGACTCATACCTTTGAGCAACCTTATCGCCCCAAGATATTCTTACTTCTTCGGACATTAGAAAGGTAAATAAGTATGTAGAATTTCCTTAATCTTCTTAACCATTTCCTTAGAAGTTTTCATATCGAATGTTAGAAACTCATTACAGTGTTTCATCATGTCTGTACAGACAACAGATAATCCTCTAATGAATTTTAAGTCATGTTGTGACTCTTCTCCATCAATAATCTTCATTATTACGAGATAACAAGTTGCATCAGGATTTTTAATCCTTGCTTGCTTAGTAAGGAAACATATAAGGGATATAAGAGCAAATTTACTCCCAATATCACAATTTAAGTTACCTAAACTATAATATTCTCTATAATAATTCTCAAGGTCTTGGTAAGATGGTTCCCATGCTTCCATAAGAAAAGATTCAATCATATAGTTCGCAATATGCCACCCTTTGTAGCAAATCTTTAAATTCTAAGAAACCTTTACGAATTTCACTATTAGTCACTCTAAATACTCCAGCTCTATAGTCTGGAACAGTACATACTAATAGCATATTCGCCATCAGACTAGAAGGCTTTATATTGTATTGCTTCTCTACGTAAGAACGTAGCATCCAAGCGTACATTGCCATCTGTCTATTATAATGGTATTTCTTGAATGAATCACCAAAGTCAATCAACCAGTGTCCAGTAGTCTTAAGGTCATTAAGAACTACTTCATTGGTTTCTGTGTCAATGGTGAAATTATCTAGCTTACCTTTAAGTTTAAGGATTGTTTCCTTACCCTCATGTTCAGCCTTCACATCCATAAATAGAGCTGCTTCGTTCATGGAGATAGGCTCCTCGAACACTCCCTTTGGATGTAATAAATCTTGTACCTCTTTATTAGCCTCAACAGAAGCTAAACAAAGCTGTAACTTCTCTCTTGACTTGGGGTCTAGATAGATTGGCTCAGTACCTAAGTTATTATGCTCAGTCTCCCAATCCCTTCTGTCCCACCAATAGTTAATGCATTTGTCCTTAACATTCTCAATCTTAATACTATCCATTTTTCCTTTATAGTAGTCAATCTTATCTGATGCAGCTATAATATCCTTATCGGATACAACACCCTTATTACTAAGGAATGTCTTGTATAACTCATCTGCCATAGCTCCCATCTTAGCAGTGGGTCTATCAACATTATTAACTACTGCAAATTCTTTAGGTTGTAGCACTAATTCATGGACTGCTGAACCAAACACAAGAGAGTCAGAATATTTAGGATGTTTGCTTAGTCCTTCTTTATAAATTTGAGGACTTCCGTCTTGAGCTGGGTTTATTAATGCAAGTTTTGAGTTGCTTATATATCCTGCCCATTTATCACTAAAATATTCTTCGTCACTCATCTCAATGAGTTGTATAGTGTCAAGAAGTGGTATCAGTTTTACATTTCTATGCATATTTCTTCATAAACAGATATGAGTTAATTATCTCCTCCTTATTTAGTGAGAATACTTTAAACATAGGAAAGTCTGCTGTCCTTTCTGTATGGAACAACAATGCTGGTAGTCCAGACTTTTGACATTTTAACACATTAGATAGTGAATCATCAATAAAAATATCCACCCTACCTTTAATCATATCAGCCTTGTTTCCATGCTGATACATCATTTGATAGACTGGTCTGTCAGGGAATCCATTACGTCTTAACCATTCCTTAGTCCATGCCTTATTGTTTACACGTTTAGTGCAATACAATTCAGGTATGAAGTCAGGTCTGTTCTTAACTTCAAGATTCAACCAAAAATCTCTGTCTTTACTTAAAATCTGCTGTACATTACGTGTTATAATGTGGTCTTCCAGCATTTTAGGGTTATTGTCTGTATCGAAGTACTTACAATATGCTCCCCAGAAGTCTGCTAGACAATCGTCAATATCTAAACCTATTCTCATTTTCTTTGTATCGATTCAAGAAGAATGGAGAAACGAAGGTCATGAACTCCTCAAATGGTATTTTTATGGTACGCTCGTTGGGTCTAGATATTCTATGACATAATTTCCACATGGGAGAATTCTCGAACAAACAAGACTCTGCCTCCCTTATAGATTTAATATTGGGCTGTATACCTAGCTTTTTGCATATATAAGCAGTTACCTTAGCCCTATTAACCACGTATACACCATCTTCAGCACCAAATATAATTAGGTCTGCTTCTCCCAAGCCCCAACCAATGTCTCCATTTACGTTAAGAAGTTCCCATAGGACGTAAACTCCCCAACCTTTTATTTTGTACTTGATTTCCAACTTGTATATTCTCCATCTACCTTTATTTAGGCAGCGCCACCAGTAATCATAATGGCAGTGCATATTCTGGTAAGGGTTGGACTCTGCAAGTACAGTGTTAGGGAACATAATTGCCCATATAAGTGGAAATACCTTCTCCTCATAATTTTTACCATTGAGGGTTGCCTCTTCGTGATTCAAAACTCTTCTATGTCGTAGATGTCTCCAATTACTATATCTGCTTGAGTGTTTAGAATAGTGATTAAATCCTCCCAATCGGATGGAATATCAATATCCTCATAATCTTCTGTAAAAGCATTAATAAACTTCTGCTGAGCATCAGAGAAGTTCCTTGCACGCACCTTCTCAATCCAGCAATGACCATCCCCATAACATGGGAGTAGGTAAGTTGTCATCGAATGTTATGCTTAATTTTAAGTTTTCTTTTATCCTCATCTGTGAGTGTAGTCTACCTACGTGCCACGCTACACTTATAAGCCTGTCTTTTATGTATAGTCTTATCCTGCACATTAATAACCATAGCAGCATGAATAGGTTCTTTATAGCTAGAACTGTAGCCATGTGCTATTTCCCATAGTCTATAGTGTCAAATGGGTCGAATAAGAAGTCCATTCTTAAATTAAGAAGGTCTTCTTCATCTTCTGGGTCTTTGAACCATCCATTAGCTATACTGAAGATAGTACCTGGATAACTCCAATCATCCTCAATTTCACCACTGCGGAGTTTCTTTCTCCACTCACGAAAGTCCTTTAACGAAAAAACCTCTGGATATCTAAACCCAGAGGTAAATGTGTTGAGGATAGTATTGACTTCCTCACACGTCTTTCCAGTCTCCAAGATAAATACCTCGGATGAGCTATTAGTAATCAAATCACTAACAGACTGTACTGGTATTACTAATATGTTCATAGCTTTAATTCTTTCTTATTAAATCATAGAAGAATTCTTTGGACATCATTACATACTGTCCGTCAGAAGCCATATTGACCTCTTTGTCAATTTGTTTATTCCATACTATCACCAATGGTCTATCCTTACGAGGACACGATTTAATGATTTCTGAAATCGAAGGAGTATTCTTGGTACATTTACACTGCACATAACAAGGTAAGTGGTCTATAGTTTCTGCTATATCAATCTTGTCATTATCTAAGTTCTTAGATTCTGACCTAGCTGATTTTAGTCCAGCATATCCTAGTTCTGTGAGTTCCTTAATAATCTTCAACTCATAATTGTTTCCTTTACGTCTGGCATATGCGCCATTACGTTTCTTCTTAGGTTTTTCTGCTACTTCTTCTGGCATATTCTATTAATTCTAAAGTTTTCTCTCGTCCATACATCTTATGAAAGTCTGATATATCTTTGGCTCCATAACTACGAGGAATCCACATACATTCTACATCAAATGACTTTCTAATCTTATTCATGTTATGAAGACCAGTTAAGTCATTGTCATAGAATACAATAATCCTCTTAAATCTACTCTTCAATTTAGAGAATTGACTTTCAGTTAGGAATAGATTCTCAGAATTTGGAGCAATAGCTGTAATTCCGAGAGAATACAATGTCATTACATCCTTTAGACTCTTAGTTATTACTAAGACATCATCTTCTTTAGGAAGTTGTTTAGCACCCTGTAAGAGGAAAGATTTCCAATTAGATAGAAACCTCAATTCATGCTTCTTATTAAAAGGGAAGTAGATTCTCCACAATTCTGTTTCGTTCTCATTCTTACCCCTATAATATCCAAATATTGGACAACTCTTAGTAGATGTTGTAAAGAAATTGCCATTTAGAAATACGGTCTTACAAGAGAAGACCCTAAATTTCTTTAGAATCTTCTCTGTAATACCAAATTGCATCCACCATTCAAGTTCTTCTTTAGAGAACTCTTGAATTTCTACCTGTATATTAGCCTCCTTACACTCTTTGAGTTCATTTGTACTAATAGTAACAGGTTTAGGATTCTTTTTAAGTTTAGGATGTTTAATGTAACCAAAGTCATTGGCAATCATTCTCAATGCTTTATAATAGGTTAGTCCATATTTGTACATAACCACACTGATAAAATTACCATAAAATGCGCCACTAAAGTCCTTCAGAACAATATCTCCACTCTTGTTCCTGTAAAAGGAGCAGGTGGGATTATTGTCTGCTCTCAAAGGAGATTTAAATAGACCTTTTTTAACAGGTATACCTAAATAATATTCGAGATATGTTTCTTGAGATGCTCTGTCTAATAAATATTGCTTAGTAATCGTAGGTTCAAATTCAAGTTTCATATTAATTCATATGGTTTGTATTAGAACCACAAAGTTACTAACTATTTATTATACTTCAAAATCCAAGTCTTCGTTACCTGCTGCTGTATCGTCAGTAGCATCTACATCATCTTTAACAGCTGTAGGTTTAGCGTTCTTCTGTTCGTTCATTTTCTTGACTTCATAGTCAGAGAATGCTACAGTATCGCCCAACCAGTTGTTGTTGATGTAGGCATCACCTTCCTTGTTAATACCAACAAAGCTAGGTAGAGATGCATAACCTTTGCTGTTACCAATCAGCTTCAACTTGGTCTGTTTGTTTACAGACTTAGCCAGAGCCTTATTCATGATTTCAATCAACTTTTCAAAATCGTCAGGTAATGTAAGACCAGAAACAGCCTTAACAAACTTCTCCATCATTTCAGGAGCAAGATTTGTCATTACATGAGATACAGTGAACTGAAGTTGTTCCAAAGCAGAAGGCAACTCCCACTTCTTACCACCAGTTTCACCAGTTACACGCTCGTTACCACCGTCACCAGGACAGAAGATAAGAGGTTCGAAGATTCCTTCCTCACCAGAGAACTTAATCTTCATTGCTTTCCACTCGTTACCTTCTTTGTTTGTACCCTTAGCCAATTCGATGCCTTTGAACACTACATCATAGATACCCCATGCTTTCAGTCTTACTACTGCTGTACCTTTAACGTTATTTAGATTGAATGTCATTCCTGCCATAATATTAAAATTTAAATTTCAAATGATAAGTCGTCAATCTCATATGCTTCATCATTATCTAGGCTTGTGTCCAATGGTAAATCCTCCACTGGGTTTTCATCTTCTTTAATTTTAATATTATTATCTTTTATTTCTTCTTCGGACCTGTCCTTGTTACCAATTAACACGAACAAACCATCATGTCCCTTCCACGGAGTTACAGTAAATGTATCTCCATATTTGGACAATAAGTCGTTTGCATTGCCTCTGCAACTTACTGTAAGGCTCTTAGTTAATTTGTTACCAGACTTGGTCTTCCAGGCTGTATCAGTTCCTATAATAGGGAACATCAATCCACCCTTCTCAATAGGCTGATACTTAATATCCAACCTATTCTCCCATTCTACACCCATTAAGGATGCAGCTGCCCTATTAAGGACATATTTGTTAGACTCCAAGGTAATCTGAGGTTCAGCAGAATCCTCTGCTTCCTCAGCCTTAGTGCTTGCCTTCTGAGCTTTCTCTTTAACTTGCTCCTGCTTTAGAAGTACACACTCCTTAGTATCAGGATTATAGTCAAAGGTAATCATCATTTTTATAATCATTCCTCGTCGTTGTTATAAGCATTAATTACCTTAATAATCTCGTTCAAATCATTGTCAATTAACAAATCATCGAACATACCCATCGGAGTCTTTGCTACACACTCTCCGTCAGTATTAGTAAGGAACTTATACTCCATCCTGCCAGAATCGCCTTCCTGTACCTTAGTAAAGAATACATAGGTGAACAGACCTTCCAGAGTTACTTTCTCTGCCAATAACTTACCAATAGTCTTGATTGAATATTTAGGATTCACGACATCACCGACATTCTCACTGTGAGTAAGGAATATCATTTTGCAATCATCCCTCATAGATTCTGAATACCTAAGTACTTCCATAGCGTGCTGAGCTAACTCAGTAAACTTAGTATAACCTACTTCGGTTGCTCTATCAACAAACTCATAACTCAACATATACTGCCAGTCATCAATGATAACCTGCTTAATATGAGGCATCTTTAGATTAACAATCTTCAAGATGTTAATGATTTTGTCATATTTAGAACTAACATAGTAGTTACCAACCCATTCAGAGCCTTCTTTCTTTATCTCCTTATACTTCTTCTTATATCCTTTAAAAGGTAAGGGCTTACCAGTAGTAGAAATCAAGAAAGTTTCTTCTGGGTTTAAATTTCTTAAACAAGTACTCTTACCAGTACCACTTTCACCAACAATCGCAATAGTTTCTGCTGCCATTTACTATAGAACTAAAGTCATTTTTGAACTAGAATCTTGTTGTTCTTCTTGAGTAATCTCTTGGCATGAATCCTCTAATGACTCAGTAATTAACCAATCAGGGGTTAAATACTTGTCATAGTTTGTAATCTTGGTTGCAATTGGAAGTTCCCTAAATAATCCAGTCTTACCATAGAATCCGAGACCTACAGCAATGTCTGCTGCACCCCATCTATTCTTTAATACTACTGCACTTCTAAAGTTCTCTCCAATTTGTTTTATGTCATATCCTCTATACGAAGACATCTTCTCTCTAAACGGATAAAACAATGCTAATACTATATTGGCATCCTCTGCTGGGTTACCAGTTCCTTTTAAATCGTCCAACTGAAGCTCTTGGAAGTTCAACTTCCTTCTCTCTACATTGGAGGAACCTCTATTCACCTGCATTACCACTACAGGACTAATCTTACATTTATTTCTAAACGAAACTAATGAAGAAGACATAGCATCCATTTCATCTTTCTTAGAATTACCAATAGATGGTCTAGCTAAACCAATATGGTCTAAGATAACCAATATGATGTGATTGGGTCTAAACAGAGTATATGTATCACCCTGGAACTTACCAAATTGCTTTAGAGACTCCATAAGGAAGTCTACCATTCGCTGGTTGTTCAAAGGTTTATCATATATTATCATGTGAGATTCAATCTTATCAAGCATCTCTAAGGATTGACATACTAATTCATAGTCCATATCGGACAGAGTGGTATCCTTACTTCTAGAAAGTAGTTCCTTAAAGGACAATTCAACACCAAATGTCTCATATATATAGATAGACAAAATCTTGCCAAGCAATTGCTCGGCAGTCATTTCTAAACTGAAATATATAATATGAAAATCTGGATTGTCGATATTCTCCATTATAGGCTTATAGATGAATGAATGTAATGCAAAAGAAGTCTTACCTGAGCCAGTACCTCCAGCTATTAGATAATATGTCTCTTGTGCTACACCATCTACAAATCTCTCTAGTTTAGGAAGACCCATTGATAAGGCATGGTTTTCACCCTTTCTACCTCTATCAATTAACTCCTTTAAATTCCTAGTTATTCTACCCATTAAATACTCTTGATGGTATCAAACCTCATAGTCCCATCTCCATTCTTAAGCTCTGCAATGTTCTGCCAGATTTTACTTATCATAAAGTCTGCGATGTTCATATTAAGGAGGTTACAATTGTTATCCTTAGCCCATCTAATAAGTTCTAATACTTCGTTATGCTTATCCTGCTTCCAGCCTATAGATTTACCATAGGCATAATAAAACTCTTCCTCTGTGCTGAATTTCTTAGCCCAGTTATTTAACGGAACTTCCACTCCGTTAATGAGTCCATTGTGGGGATAAGTCATTAAGAACTCTGCGCCTAAATCACCACTAAACTTCCTATAGTTATTAAGAAAGTTTTGGTTGAATATAACACATTCAGGGTCGAACTTCTGACCCTTATCAGGAACCTTATACTGTTTAGTAATGATTCCCTTAGCCTGGAGACTTAATAATAAATCTCTAAGATTGGTTCTAGTTACAGGCATAGTAAAATACTTAACTAGATATTCTTTATGCCCTTCTTCTATGCTAGCTAGAAATAATAAATCAATTAGTAAGACCTCTTCTGCTGTTAGTCTATACTTCTCCATCATTACTAACTGATTGTCTACTGTTAAACTTAGTTTTTCCAATTAAATAAATTGTTAGCCAATAACTAAACAATCTACTAACTGTAAAGTTGTTTATTCTGATTTCTCAGCGTTGTCAATTACATACGGGTCTAAGAACTCCTTCTCTAGCATATATCGCCTTTCCTCCACTTGTGGTATAGAAATCATCTTCTCAGTAAGTCCCTTGACTTTCGGAGACATATCGTTATACCTGTCCATGAATTTATTAAGAATAAGGAGTTCTAACATTCTCTCTGTTGTCATCTTATTAACGTGTTAAGAGTACAAAGATACTAAAAATCTCTTAAATTACCAAATGAATCTACACAAACTTTAAGCTACGTAATAGCTTATTGCAGTCTATGCTCTTACCTTGAAAGTCTGCTGTTATTGCTCTGATGTATCTGCCAGCTGCACACAGTTCCAATAGATGTAGGAATTGTATAGCATCGACTTTAACTTCAACCACATTGTCAGACTGTTCATAATAGGTTACATTGAACATTAGAATCTAAACATCATTTTAGTTTGCTTTTTCTTCTTAGGATTAAATGGTCTTCCTTGAAGAACATCTATGAGATTTTCCTCACTGATAGGTATATATCTTCCAGTACTGGTAGACTTCCTAAACCATTCCTCCTCTACAGTCCCTTTAAGGACTAAGGTGAATACTTCAGCAACCTTGCCCTCCTTTTGACGGATAACTCGACCAACTCTCTGTTTCTTAGTAGTAGAACTACTATTGAAGCCTAATATAACTGACACACTGATGTCGGGACAATTAAATCCCTCATTCAGTTTCATAACAGTGTTTAGTACACCACCATCCTGCTGTACAAACTCTTGTAAATTCATCCTGCCTTTCTTGACAGAATCTTTACCAGAATACACGGCACCATACTTAATCTTTTCAGCCATAGCTACAGTAGCACTAAAAGTTATACACTTCTTGTCCTGTCTGTTCTCCAAGATTAAGTTAGTAAGTTCAATTTTCTTAGGATGATTATATATGTATTTCTTACGAGCCTGTAAGGTTCTACTGAATCCCATAGCATGAACTAAAATCTGTTTATTAACAGTCTTAAAGTCTTCACTCTGGTCTTCTCTACATCTCTCTTTAGCTAACTCTGACCTCCTCTTCCAATCAGTTGCACACTTCATGGCTAGATTAAAGTCATAGTTAAAGTAGGAGAAATGTTCATAGAACTCTTTATTGACCTCTTTATAGACATCAATATCTTCTGGCTCAATAAGTACCTCATATTCTCGATAATCGGCAAGCCACTTATTTTCTATGGCTTCTTCTACAGAAATGGTATCCACAATAGGACACTTCTTACTTATAATTTCATCTTTACCATCCAATCTCTCAAAGGTCGCAGTTAACCCTAAGATTATTGTATATTGGACGTTTTTAAATATGTTCAGCAGTGTAGGTGCTCCCACTTTATGAATTTCATCAATTACTAGTAAAGTACAACTATACTTATTAACTGATGTATCATTCATGGTCTTAACTGAGCACTGTTGGAATAAGTTCCAATCAATTAGTTCCTGATTCCATTGTCTTTGAATAGGTTCACTTGGGACAACTATAATAACAGACTTAGTTGGATTCTTCTTAAGAAATCTACTTATAGCCATTAGTCCGCCTCTAGTTTTACCTACTCCAGTAGCCCAATTCAAGGTCCCACACAACTTGTTATCTACCCATCGTTGAACACCTTGTTCCTGGCGTTCCGTTCTACTTAGATTTCCAAACAAGTCTGCCATATACTATCAATTTTACCCTTGAATTTACTCTCTAATTCTATTGATAGTTATGTAAACAAAACTCCTATAATGAGTGAGTAAAACTCAGGAGTATATATGTAGAACCAATATAGATGGGTATAGATGTTAAAGAGTATATCCTTTAGCATCACAAACCATTTTAATTTGGTTCTTGCGGGTCTCCCACTGGTTGATATGGAACTTAACCTCATCCTCCAAAGAGAATAAGATTCTATTCCTCAATGTTTCCAGTTGAGCAGTAGTAAGTTCAGAGTACTTCTTACTCTTAAGGTTTACCATTGCACGTAATTGAGTGAATGATAATCCTTTCGGTGTCATATACAGGTTTGCAGTAGGATTAAGACCGAGACGCTCTCTGGCTACCTCAGCTTTCTCACGATACTCACCGTTAGCCGTCTTCTCAGTCAAGTCTTTGGATTCCTGCTGCGTAAACCATAGACCTTGTTTTAAGATAAATGTTAATGTAATGTGCTGCTTGTTAAATTTGCCCAACTTATCAAGACAGCCTTCGAGGACTAATTCAATAGGAAGTCTCGCGAACTCCACAGGACAGTCCCCAACCAAAGCCTCAGAGATGAATGTTTCCTTGGTATCAATACCTTTGTTATTATCAAGGAACACTCTCAGAGAAGGCAGGAATGTAAATCTTGGAACACCTCTATCTTGCTCTAACCAACGAAGGAATAACTCAGTGTTACATCTTTCTCTCTGGTCTTTGATAATGTCCAACAGAACATATCGACCTGGATATTCTTTGCTGTCATTATACAGCATAGATTCGCAGTGATTATAGAACGTTCTTAGTTCTTTGTCTGAACAATCAACAAGTTTCTTTTCCTCTTGTACGAGTTGTCCATTTACTTCGACCTTGCGACCTTTCCATACGAAAGTGTTAATGTCATTATTCTTCTTAGCAATAGCGGCAGCCAATTTTTCCTTCATCATATTGTTATTCTATATTATGTCTTTATCATATAAAATAATCTCTTTATTCGTTCATCTATCTATTTACAATATTAAATCTGATTCCGCTGGTTTCTCATAAACAAAGTCCATAAAATAAACTCCAGTAAAGCGGTAAGGTACTTTCTGACCTGTTAAAGAGTCATACCAAGTATCCTCACCAGCTATTACTTCATTGTACTTTAAAAACCCCACATCACCTATCTTGAGAACTGGAGATTCCCACCTAGGTAATCGAGTAATCATTTCATAAGTCCCATTAGCTAAATTTTGGAAGACATAGATTATATAACCACCCACATCTTCTCGTAAGGTTATCAACTTGGCATGGATTGTTTCCATTTACAGATACATTACTCCTACTCGTTCGTCGTAAGGAATGTTATCAGTAGCAGTCTCTACAGCCAACCATTCACACTCCTCAATTGGATAACCATATTCCTTGGCATCCATTTCAGAGATTTCCTGAGCATAGAGTTCAGCTTCCAATAAGGATTCAAAGTTACCAGTTTCCTGATAATCTATCCTTCCCCTACGTCCAGAGTAGATGTTATATTCTATCATAATGATAAGAATTTATAATTAATCTTCCTTATCTTTGTATTTCCTACAACCGTATTTGGCATAATCACAAGTTTTGTCCTCTTGACCTCCGAAACAGGGGTATTTAGCACACTCCTTGCACGTACGCTCTGGATGCTGATATCTAACTCCATCCTTGTCTTTATCGAAGGAACTACTTAGTTGCTTTGCCATTGAATACCTGAGTCTAAGTATGAACTAGCAGACTCTTTAGCTATTACCAGATAATACGATTATACTAACCTCTTAAATGGAATTATGATTTTGTCCTCCACCCATTGTGCAAAGTTCTTATTGTTGCATCCCAGAGCGAACATAAACACATATACAGCTATCTTTGGTACTCCGAATGCTGACAATAGAACACACACAACGACAGCAGCTATCAAAGCTATGAGGTTCTTACCTTTAAAAATGTCTGTGAAATTCATACTTGTCTTTTTAACAGTTTAACAATCTTGTTTGCTATCCAATCTAAGTTCACTATTACATTCAGTATCACCAGCAGAAGGTCTGGGATAACAACTATGAACAATAAAACCATTGCTCCTACTTCACTTCAGTAGTAGTGTTATTAGAAGGACTGCACTAACAGTAAATCCACCAATCGTTAAACCCCTATAGAGTTTCTTCTTGGATTCAAGTTTATTAATCTCTCTAAGTTGATTCTGCATTACTTGCTCAGAAGCTTGTGCATGAAGCATAAGTCTTTTAACCTGTGCATTCCTTACAGAGTCAGTCTTTTCATAAGAGTTAATCAAACTTTCATAAGATGTTAATTGCTTCTTAAGCTCTGGAATTTCCAGTTTTAACTTCTTATGTTCCAAGAATATTAGATTGGTTGCCTTTAACTGTTGAGGCGTAATTACTACTAATGAATCATTTACCAACTTCGGATAGATATTCTGTGAAGAACACCACATCGTCGGCAATAGACTGATTAGTAATATCAGTAAGCTCTTTTTCATACCAATGTTCAATTACATCAACCTTAACTTTAGAGGAATCTATTACATTATGTAAAGAATCCCTCTCAAGTTCGAGCAAACTTATTTCACTATTTAAAGAGTCAATATGATTAACCAACTCTTCATAGTTAGGTATAGGTTCCTTAGTTGGAGTCAACCACGTCCAAGCTAATACTCCTATAAGGCATAGAATTACTAGCCACAGTAACTTTTTACTCACCAAGTACGTAGTTTACTGCTTCAGCCATCTTCTCCATTTCCTCATCAGATGCTTCTGTAAGGTATTTGAATGTAGTTTCGGCTTCTCCACTGAGAGTGTCAATATAACTCTCAATTCTTGTGCTTCTGTGATACTTCTCAGCATCTCTGTCATATCCAGCCAAATAACGACCTGGATTTACTTTGAAATACTCAGCTTCTTGTTGAAGCAATGCCTTAACCATTGTTTCATTAATCAGCCCAGCATCAACGGCATATAGCGCGTGATTACGATATTTCGTAGCTTTGCCCTCAGCAATGGTCTTACCAAGAGTTTCATTGAACTCATCGTCAGGACGGCATACAGACACACCGATAGACAACACCTTCTCGTCGTTATCAATAATATCTCCATCTTCCTCGATGTAAATGTCTGGTTCACCATGTAGGCTAACAGCAGCCATTACGAATTGACGTTCTACACCAGTAAAGTCTTTGAAACTGTCTACGATATATTCTACCTTTTTCATATTAAATGTAAATTATAAGATAATTCTTTAGGCTAATCTTTGTAGTTCTAAGTAATCTTATGCTTTACGAGATGGCTGTAAGCTATCGGGATTGCGATAGAAAGCCAGAATAGTAGATTGCTTACGCAACCATGAGCCTTCTTCCCTAGCCATATCCAGAATAGTCCTACTAACAGACTCTTCTTCTACTTGCTCTTTAACAAGTCTACCTTCCTCTTCATCCTCCCCATTCAACCACTGGAATGTAGCCCAATCACCCTCTTTCTGAGCCTGGTCTACAATCTTATTAATGCTCATGGTAGTCTCAATCTCCCTATCAACAGTAGCAGCAAAAGGCATGACCCTATCAGTTATGTTCACCTTAATAGCTGGAACTGGTGGATATTGGAACAGAGCATCATTAGTAGTTAAATACTTATAAATCCACTCATGGTGAAGGTATTCCTCAGCTGCCCTACCGAGCCAGTAGGTAGCCAATTTGGGTAATCCCTCTACATCAAAGTAATTAGCAAAGGTTCTATACAGACTATGGTTAGCCAGCTCAGCTGATAGTTGCTTTACTAGCATTTCAACCATTACACTTGACAAGGTACACTTACGTCTACTCTCATCAATGTTCTTCTCTGTATATTGCATAGTAGGCATTGCATCCACTGTCTGAACACCTTGCTTAGTCTCTTTTTGTTCTGGATTTCCTTGTGCGTCTAGTACTCTCATCAGTAACTAATTTAAAGTTGTTTTGCATCAAGTAATCTAGAGGTGCCGATAGCCAAGTAATAAACTTAACTAACCTATAATCTTCCACCTTTTTACTAGTAGTTTCTTTCTTAATAGTTAAAGGTGTATCAGCTGCATAGAACTGACTTCCTACACACTCTGCTCTATCTTTCCATATCTTATATAGAGATACTTCGTATAGGAACTTAGGATATTCAGTCAGCTTATACTGCTTGTTTGAGTAGACGTTCTGGGTCGATTTCTTTACCATTCCAGAATGCTCTCACAATAGAGCTGTGTTCGCTCTTGTACTTACTCAACAGATAAGGTATATCTGTTTCTGGGCAGTCATGACGATAAGTTGTCTTATCCAATCCTTTGACATTGACAATAAGACGACCTACGAATCGTGATGTTCTTGCAGGAGGTGCCCAACGTGAGTCAGGAGCTGGGAAACGACGTTGCTTCTTCCAAGCCTTACGTTCTTTCTCAGTCTTAGTCCACACAGATGGGTCACGAGGTGTTACAAATGGATTACGTATTCCTAACGCAACCATTTCTGCGTCATTGTTTACATCAACTCTTTTATCCTCTTCCTTCTTTTTCTCTTCTTTCTTCATTTTACTAAACGAATTAGAGTTACACATTATAATTTGATTACACTACCACAAATAGTACACTTGTAGATTTTGTTCTCTGCATCGTATAGAGTATGCGTTGTTGGTAAACCACACCTACCACAATCCAGTGTCTTTACTGACTGTACGCGTCTTGTGCCCTTCTTAGGAGCTTTCTTAATTGAAGCCATAATTATGATTTTAAAGATTTAGCTAGCTTAGAGTCAGCTACCATCTTCTCTACTAAAGAAGAATTTAGTAACTCTTCCAATCTCTTTACTTCTTCCTTATAATCTTGTACATACTCTTTAAGAGTACCAACATCTCGCTTGCTAGATATTCTGTGATGAACTACCTTTCTAATACAAGTTTCTAAAGACATACCAAACCCTGCATCCTTAAATTCTTGACGCTCTGGTTTACCTTTAGGTCTGACTGTGTATAGTAATTCTAAATCCCAGAAATGGTCACTCGCTCCAGATGTCATTCTAAAATCAGCTTCCTCGATAACCATACCTATTTTTACAGGTTAAATTGTTTCATTATCATGTCCATATGGGCATAATGTACATCTCTAAGAGTTCCCTTCTTGTACTCTAAATACTCCCTTGCACTCATAGGTTCTTGAGGTTTAGTTAACCGACAACACTCCCAATCAATAACTGCTTCTTGATTCTCTTAGTGCCTAACCAAGGGATAAGAATGTACATAAGAACTTTATCTAAATCATGAAACTTATACTTATAATAGCCAATATACTTCTTCTCAGTTCTGAGGAAGGCAGCATAATGTCTAAGAGTATATGGAATGTGTTTCCAAGAGTCTATAATATTCTGTATAATCATTGCAAGTTGTTCATTTCGACTACAATGTCATTGTTCACTTTCTTAATAGCCTGACTAAAATTATTCATTTTATCTTTCATCTTAGCTTTAAGTGCCACTATGGAAGCCTTCAGGTTATTAATCTCAGAATTTAGACTTGACTCCTTTTGTTGAAATTCCTTTTTCATTTCCACTCTAAATTTGAGGTGGTCTGGAAGGATTGAATAAAGGGAAATAAAGCTCTCTAAAACCTTTAACAACTCTTTATACTTAACAACTTTAGTAGTCTTATCTATTACTAGTACGTATGAATCACAATCGTTACCTGGTAAAACATTGATATACTTATCAGAGATAGTATTTTGCCTGCCAAGATGGTCACCCAGTCTAACTGTAATTGGAAATCCAGTCAACTGAAAATATTCTGAATTTGTGTCTCCAACCTGTTCTACTTGAGTAAATTCCTTCTTAGTTAGCCATGCCTTAACTTTACTTAGTCCTTTCACTTATTGACTTTTCAGTTACATTACCACGTATCTACAAAAAATAAGGGTCAACCCATCTACATATGTAGACAGCATTGACCCCTAGTACTATTGTATGGAGTCATTGGGAGCCAGAGACTCCAAGTAGCGATTTACTGCTTTCATTGCATTGTCAGGGATTCTTTGCACTTCTTCACTATGGTTTACATAATGTAAAGTTGCACCTACGCCAAAGATGGCATAGCATTGGTTTGTTGAGGGAGTAAGTACACACAACACCGCTGCTATAGCAGTAGGTATTACGAAGTGTTTCCTCTTTACACCAGATTTCTTTACACCTTTAGCCACACAAGTTCTCGTTCCTCACACATCGCACTGAGAACTACATACTGACATAAAGAATAAGATAACTGATACAATTAAACCAACAATTGAAAGAACCATTAACAATGTATGAACAGAGTCAGCAATACTACATAAGTATAATACCCAATATTCCATACTATTTGAAAATTTTGCTTATTTGATAGAACAATTCTCTAACAACCGTAACTATAGAAGTACCAGCTAAAATCAAACCCCAAGTCTCCATAGAGAGAGGTTCAGTTCTAAACATAGCACCACCATATTGAACGATTAAGAATTGACCAACGAGAATAACTAAAGCTATGCCAGCAAATGCTGGATTCTTTAGTAAGCCATCAAAGATACTTCTCCTTTGTCCGAACACTCTTGCATTAAACAGATTCCACCATTGTAACAATACGAATATCGTAAAGAACTCTGTTAGAGATACTGCTTTAGTATAGAGTAAAGTGACTAAGAATATGAAGAATATAATACCAACTCCAAAGATTTCATACCACATTTGTTTAGTGATAATGAATGCTTTAGGACTTCTTGGTTTGTCCTTCATAACTGCATCGTTGGCTGGTTCAGTTGCCAAAGCTAATGCAGCGAATGTATCCATGATTAAATTAACCCATAACATCTGAGTAACAGTGAAGGGTAGGTCTACTCCAATAAACGGACCAATACAAGCTATAAGAATAGCTACTACGTTAATGGTCAATTGGAATAGAATGAAGTGCTGTATGTTCTTATACAGACTTCTTCCCCACTTCACTCCTAAGATGATGGATGGGAATGAATTGTCGAGTAGGATAATATCAGCAGCTTCTTTAGCTACATCAGTACCATTATTCATGGCTATACCTACTTCGGCATGGTTTAGGGCTGGAGCATCATTAGTTCCATCACCAGTCATAGCAACTACCTCTCCTAAAGCCTGAAATTCCTTTACTAAGGTTTGCTTATCTTCAGGTTTAGTTCTAGCAAATACATCTATACTTGCTATACCAGTTACTGAATCATATGGGTTGGTTTTGTTTCTAATGTCAATACCTGCCATAGATTGAGGGTTATCGCTAATCCCAGCCTGCCTAGCAATTTCAGATGCTGTGGCTGGATTATCACCAGTAATGATTTTAACCTTGATACCTGCTTCCTTAGCAGCTTTAACTGCATCAGGAACGTCTTTACGGATTGGGTCTTCAATAGCCATGAATCCGTTATAGGTGAAGCCATTCAGTTTCTGAGCATCTTCCAAAGTCATAGATTCTTTATAAGCAAAGCCTATAACTCGTCTACCTTTGTTCTGCTCTTCTACTTCTCCTTCAATGTCAGTAGCATTACACATACCTCTGACTACTTCAGGAGCACCCTTTACTAAGGATATAAAGGCATCACCTTGTTTAGTAATGGACATCATAAACTTAGTCTTACTTGAGAAGTCCATTCTGAACACAGGAGTATTATCTCTCCTTATATCATCAAGTAAGTCCCCAGCATCCATATGCTTAATTATAGCACCTTCTGTAGGATTACCAATAGTCTTATCTCCATCTACATATGCTGTAGAATTTGCTAAGGTATTGATAGTGATATATGCCCTATTAGGCATTACCTCATTTACAACCTTCATCTTATTCTCTGTTAGAGTACCCGTTTTATCGGTGAGAATAAGAGTAGTTGCTCCTAGAGTTTCACAAGCGTGCATCTTACGAACTAAGTTATTAGCCTTAGACATTCTCTTCATGGAATATGCTAATGCTAAAGTAACTGCCATAGGTAATCCTTCTGGTACTGCAACTACAATTAATGCAACTGCAATCATTAAGAAGGATAACAAATCGTTAGTAATCTGCATCCAATCTTGTCCTACATAGGCTTGTTCTATAAAGAAGTATCTCACCAATAAGGCAAGAATAAGGAAACCAGCAGCACCAAATGCAATCTTATTGATAAGGTCAGCAAGACCATTTAGCTGCTTGTTTAGTGGAGTCTCTGTATCAGTAATCTCAGCAGCTTTACGAGCTGTTTGTCCGAATGCAGTATTATCACCTACAGCATTGACTATACCTGTTACAGTACCTTCTTCAATGATAGTACCTTTCAGCAATAGCCATGAGGGATAAGTAGCATTTAATTCACCTTCCTCTTTAGGTTGTTTAGTAACAGCCTTAGATTCTCCAGTTAATACAGACTCATTGACCTTTAGATTGTGAGATTCATAAGCTGTTACATCAGCAGGAATTTCTTCACCAGCTGCTAGCAATACTACATCATCAACAACTAGGTCTTTACGAGCTACTTGAGTTACTATACCATTTCGCCTTACTTTGACAAGTGTATCATCAGAACTTGTAGTCAGCACATCAAATTTCTTAGATGCACTATACTCATTTATAAAACCGATAGTTACCGCTAATAGTATAGCAGCTATAATTCCTATGGGTTCAAGATATTCTGATTTAATAACCCCTAGTATTAATGCAATAACTGCAGCAACACTCAATATTTGAATTAAGGGGTCTTTGAACTTCTCAAAGAAAAGTACATACCAAGGGTCTCTCTTAGGTGGGGTTAGTATATTAGAGCCGTGACATTCTCTACTATGATTAACCTCAGCATCTGTCAAGCCCTTTAACAATTCTATATTCATCTTTAAGTTATTTAATTATTAAAAGGTGGACAGTTATGCCCACCCGTGAGAAGTGTTTTAGTCTTCGAAGTAGTCGGGGAAAGCATCCACAAGGATACTCGGAACCTCGTGTCCTTCTTCTGAACCCCACTCGTTGATAGATTCCAACAGTTCAGATTCAGCGTCGTCGATGTCCTCATCCTCGTTGATTTTGTCAACCAGGAACTGAGCCTCTTCTTCGTCAATCTTACCGTCTGCTAACAACCAAGCCATTACTGCTTCGGCAAAGAATGCATCAAATTCAGATGAGGTGTTACCTTCTTGAGAGTCTTTCTTCTCCCACAGCATTTCCACTTCTTCCTTTGTTACCACTCCGTCTGCCATAACTTCTTTACGAAGTTCTTCCACGTTTACACTTTCTTTACACATAATTGTAAGTGTTTAATAATTAAATAAAATTGGGTAATACCCTTTCGATTTCTCCTATAGACTGCCAAGAGCCTGTGTTACCAAGAGCCTTGAACTTCCACTCTCCATCCTTACGATAAGCATACCCTAAGATAATAGCTTCACGACCAACGAATGTTGTATCAGGGTCTTTACTATCATTATCCAGGTTATACTTAGCTAATACGTTAGGATTAGAGTTTGGACGGGTTACAGGACGCCCGTCAGCTGTTGTATAGATTCGTAATCCCATATAAGGAATCTTATCGAATCTTTGGTGACGATATGAATTGAGGATGAAAGCAACATACTCAACTTCAGGTCTGATTCTATCCAGTTCTACTGAGATAGTTTCATTATCCATTCCGTCGTCTCCGTCAGTATCACCTACCAAATCATCACCAGAGTGATGGATAGCTCTGTCACTTGAGTCTTTATGACCAAAGTAAACAGTTTCAAGCTTACGCTTGTTAGCATCCATAAGAACTACAGAAGCATCAAGGTCTACAGCCTCAGTGCCTCCACCAAAACCTAAGAAACCACCAGATTTGATAGCTCCCCAGTTTGCTCCAAAGAATACTTTAGATAACTTATTACCGTTATCGTCCTTTGACAGATTGACTCTGCCACCCTTAGATAGATTTATCATAGCTTATAAATCCTTTGGACCAGCATCAATACCGTAACCAGCCAGAATGTCACACAACAGCACTGACTGATAGTTACCTTTACCTTCATTCACAGCCTGGAATTTCCAGCTACCATCCTTACGATATAATCTGCAGAATACCAATGCTCTATCCATAGAAGCATCTTCTTCCAAGTCATACTTAGCAAGGATGTTGTTGCCTTCTGCACCTTCATACAGGTTCACCTTAGCATTGTGAACCATACCGAAGTTCTGCTGACGGTTCTTAGCATCGTGAATGTTTACTAAGATAACAACTTCTTGCACCTCGGCAGGAACCTTAGTAGTGTCGATAGTGATAGTTTCATCATCACCGTCACCAGCACCAGTTCTGTTATCACCAGAATGCTTTACAGACTTAGAAGGGTCTTCCAAGTTACCATAGAACACCATGTTGTTATCACTGAGGACTTTACCATCAGCTTTCAACATCAATGCCATAGCATCCAAGTCAAATTCTTTACCAGGTTGTGCTGCGTCCCAGCCCAAACCAATTCTAAACACACTAGCTGTGGACTCCTTAGAAAGGTCAACGCGTCCACCTTTTTGCAAACTAATTGCCATAATGTAATTAAGTTATTAAAGTTAATTGAAGAATTAGTTCTCCAAACTCGGACGATTATACGCCCTTTCGTTTCCAGCTAAGATAGAGTTGAGGAGTTTCAATTCTCTCATCTACTGAGCTGTCCAAGACAAAACAATTAAATCCTAAATTAGTATAATACTCAGCTAAGTACTCTCCTAATTCAGGAATGTTCTCGTCCAGGTCGAATACCAAACTATATTCGTTTCTAGCAGATTTAGCTTGCATTAAGCTAGCTATTTCTTCTATACACTTCTTATGTAAGGTATCTCTATCAAGTTTTAATCCATATTTAGTGATTGTATAAGCATCTAAGGCACTTAGTGGCTTAGGCTTGGGAAACCACTTATCCCTAAGCTTTACTAACTTATTCATAAGAATTTAGATTTCTTGTATTGTAGTCTTACCCAGAATCGAACTGGGAACTCAAGCTTCGTAGGCTAGCGTTTTATCCATTAAACTATAAGACTAAAGAATAGAAGGTGTGCTGTTACACCAAATGCTCTAAGGGCGATTATTGACATTGAACGTATGTGCACAGTGACTTAATGTATGCACTAGCCGACTTTCGTTTTCCTACTAACAGCTAAGAGTATCATGTACTTTCATAATCTTTAATACGTTAAATTAGTATCCCCAGAAGGAATCGAACCTTCATTTAAAGTTTAGGAAACTCTCGTTCTGTCCATTGAACTATGGGGACATAAAAAATGCCACCTACTCTCACGAGCAAGTGGCATACATGGATTACTTCTTCTTTTTATTACTTCAACTTTACTTTTGTGACCCCACAGGGACTCGAACCCTGGTCTACGGATTAAGAGTCCGCAGCTCTACCAACTAAGCTATAGGGTCAAATGGAGAGTCACCACCGTCCTCTCCGTGATAGGTTTATCTACATAATGTAGAAAGGTTTTAATACCTACGATATGTAAGTATGCGCAAGTCCTACTTAACCTTAAACTCGAAGTGGTTATTTACCTCTATTAACAGATTTGCATTTAACAGAACCAGGACGTGTAGTTGCCTTCTTGAATGATTCAGGTTGAGCATCCCACCATCTTTTAGCTGCTTCTAAGTTAGCTACCATTTTCTTGTATTTCATATAGAAGAATTTACAAATTCATTAATTAGTAATCTCTATAGTCTTACTAGCTTCTTGCGCCAGCTTATCACAAATCTTATTATATTGGTCGTCTGCGTGTCCTTTCGTCCACTCAAACTCAACCTTAGTATGGAATGCGATTGCTGCATCAAATCTCTTCCACAAGTCCAGATTCGCCTTTCTCTTCCAATTCTTAGTATATGTACAGACCACATACTGAGAATCAGAAATTATGGTAACTTCTGAAGGTGTGCTAATAGATTCAAGGGCAACTATTGCTGCCATCTGTTCCATTCTTTGGTTTGTACTGTTCTTGTACATTTTAGAATATCTGGCTACTTCCTTATCATCCTTAAGAATAACAAAGCCTATACCTCCCTGATTACGAGCACTTGAATATGCTCCATCAGTATATACTCTATATGTACTCATGCCTCAGCCTGCGTAGTGAATAGATAATCAGTGTAAATACCTAATACAAAGGCAACTCCATAAATATCATCTTCCTTCTCTAAGGATACTCTCCCTAGTACATCGTTAATCATATCCAGGATTACAAATCCTTCTCTACTTTGCAAGTAAGGCCCCATCAATCTAGCGAGTTCCTTCAAGTATTTCTTAGCGTTAGTATTCGCTGTAGCCATACTCTTTAGGAATTGAATACCCTCTTCACATTCATTCATCTTGGGGACGTATTCACTAAATTCTTCTCTTAGAAAACCTAAGTAGAAGGCATTAGATATATCTCCATTAACCCATTCTGAGAAAGATTTACATCCCTCAATGGTGGTGAAGTCTATTGGGTGGTCAATTATATTCTCAACTTTCATGATTATTCAAACAATGCTTCCAACTTGGCAGCCAAGTTATTAGCCTTAGTAGATACTCCATCAAGAGCTGAACATTCAGATTCCAGCTTCTTAATTTCATCTTGCTTCTCAGCTTTAGTTGCTACTGCTTTCTCAGCTGTAGCTTTAAGCTTCGTAATAGTACTCTTAAATGTAGACATTGCGTTGTCTACTTCCTTACTAAATCCTGCTGCAGTGTTACCAAAGATATTCATATCAGTTATATTTAAGGATTAAGAGTAAATTCAAGGGTGTAGCCCGAGTGGGATTCGAACCCACACGCCCATTTCTGGACACCAGAGCTTAAATCTGGGGCGTCTACCAATTTCGCCATCGAGCCATGAAGCAGTGATTGACTATACAAGATAGTCTAAAGAGGTATTCTGCGCCCACCCCATTCCTTGTACTTCGGAACACGTCTTATTACATACGCTCAACTCTACTTTAGTTGTCATCGCCTAGCCTAATATTTCAATTCCTTTGACTAAGATTGGGAATATATTATTTACAACAAAACCTCTTTAACTCTTCTGGAGTATGATTATCTCTCCATCGTGGATTTCTATAATCAAACTTCCAATCACAGACATCCCAATCATTTATTAATTCATTAGGTTGTGAGATTTCGTATTCTAAAATATCATTAAGACTTGCTATCTGCTTAACTTGCATTCTCTGCACTCTGCGGACAATTCTGTTGTACCAAACATGGTTACTCTTGTCCTTCCATACTGGTTTCTTTCTGCTCCTGCTCATAGATTCTTAATGCTTTTTCATAATCGTATCTTTTGACCATAGGATACAGCTGACCATATCCCACTTCAAAGTAAGCCATGTTAGGTGTCTTCCTAAGTTTCTCTAAGGCTTCGTCAAGTTCTTTCTGACATCTTTCAGCCTTACCATACCACCAGTTTTCAGGGTCTTCGCATTGAGATAGGTGTTCCCTGCATCTCTGAACTAATTCTCTCACACTAGTCAGTTCCTTAGTATTTGGCATTAGTACTAGTTTGCTGTGATACATTCTTTTATACATAGCATATCTAAGACCATACCACTCAGACCTCTTGCTAAATGGGATGATTGGAACAACCCACCCATTTTCTACACCTTGCGCCCACTTAAATGCAGAATCTCCAGGTCTAAACATATCACTGAATCTATCACAATACCCTTTCCTATCCCATCTCTGTGGGTAGCTACTGTAGTAATAACCCTCTTTATACTCTTTAGGCTTACGAATGTTATGTGTATCAGTCCAATACTTAGCATACATATTAGTACCTGGAACATGATATACAGGTAAGAATAGCATCTTACCATCCATATCACACCAGTAATTGCCTAAGAATCTAGGAGCATCATATTGAGGTTTCTCATAACTTACACTGCCATATTCTGGAAGACAATACCTGTTATTAGTTTCTCTGCTAGGAGTTCTTGGAAGAGACACTCTACCAAAGTCTGGAATCTTAACCTTCTTATTGTATGCTACTTGTTGCTTATTAATATGACTAGTTTGCTTTCTCACCGATTCTGGGTGGACTATTTGAACTAATCCATCATCATCAACATAATAATCACCTCTCCATCTTCTATATCTAAACTATTCGAAGTGCCATTCAAGGTCACTAAGTCCTACCTCTTTATGGCTATCTCTTAGGTCTTTAATAAGAGCGTAGAATGCTTTAACCAAATCATTATAAGGTTTTCCTATGAACTTATTAATAAAACCAGTTATTCTGTTTGTTCTTAGATAACCACGATTTGGACCCCATTCACAATAAAGACGCCCTACAGATGGTTTAGAATATCTCAGCTTCATTCGGATAGTGGTTCATACTATGTCTAGGAAAACCACTTCCTTTACTGCATTTATGATGACTTCCATGATTATTCTTCCTTTTCTTAAATAATAAGCCTTTGTCACTCATACATATAAAATTAAGATGTGTGGCGACAGTTGGATTCGAACCAACCACCTTGGGGTTATGACTCCCACGCTCTAACCAAAATGAGCTATGTCGCCTTAAAGAACGTAGCATTTAACTACGTTCTATATAATCCGCCTGATAGGACTAGTAAGCTATCAATTTTTAATCGCAACTGTAACTATAGCCCATCACGTCTGATGAGCATCAACAGCTTCTAGGTTATTTTCTCACCTCATACTAGTATTGAGTGGTGGATTTTATTTTCTTATTACACTTACAGTCTGGGTTGTGTACTATACCATCGTTACCATCCCATCCACCATTATTGTTATGGAACCATATATAACTATGTCCCTTATAGGTGAACTCAGCAGCTGTAACACTCTTAGCAAAGTTCTCAATGACAAATTTCTCTTTATTAGAAATAACTGTCATTTTAGGCTCTACTCTAGTACATGAAGTGAGCACTAATACAAACAAAATCAATATACTTCTCATCTGTATTTACCATTTATAAGTTCTTTCAGTCTTAAATCTCCAAAGTCCCTGTTCAAGGCATTAACATCACAGAATGGTTCTTCACCTGATTCTCCATATGTATATTCCTTAAACACCATATCAGCGACGATGTAATCGTCATCGCCACCATTAGCTGGATTTGGAATGAATTTAAAGTCAGCTACCTTGTCAATGTCTTCTTTTTCAAAGTGTCTAAACTTATGTTTGCGTTTAATCTCATGGTCTTGAAAATTCATACCAGCAGCAAACGCATGTACTACAATTCTAGTAGCATCTTCTAATGCGACCACACTACCATTAGCACTTGGCTTAGCACAATCACATAGTTCCTGAATAAATTCTTTAATCTCTTTCATACTTCCTGTTGTTTAAAAGTTTGTAGGGTAGGAGAGACTCGAACTCTCACGCCCGAAGACACTGGTTCCTAAGACCAGCGCGTCTACCATTCCGCCACTACCCCATTGCTATTCTTTCTTCTTTATCTTTACTTTAGTTGGTTTTAACATTCCTAAATTCTTTCCAGATGGAGTCAAGAAATCTATCTTATTATAGTGTCTCTTGTGCATCTTGTCCATTACTACCCATTTACCTCTAAGCTTAGGGTTATTAGATACTACTATAATAGTATCTCCATAATCATAATGCTTTAATAAGTTATGTGATAGCGCCACCCATCTTAACTTACCAGCATTTAGTTTCTTAACACTAATTCTATTTCCACTAGCCGTAATCCATGATAAACCATGTTTTGGTCCTGCATGATAATACGTTGCCGTAACATTATGTTGACCATATAAAGCTAAAGGAATAAACATTAGTATTAGTAATAAATGTTTCATAAGCGATAGTTTTTAAAGAAGTGGACCTAGAGGGCTTTGAACCCCCGACCTCCTGATTATGAGTCAGTTGCTCTGACCTGGCTGAGCTATAGGTCCGTAAATACGCAATTACTTAGTCTTTACCCAGTTTGTTCTTACCGTCTCAGACTCCAAACCCTCAGTATGTTGTAGAACTCTACACACCTGCCCTCCTCATTGCGTATTTATGTTTTTATTTACTTGTCTTTTCCAAAGACTTAGTAATATCCAGTAACATCTTCAAGCCTACAGCATCCATAGCTGAATTACTTGAACTGCCTCCTCCAAACATCACAGATGGAACCCAAGACACTTTAGATTCTGCTAGAGCTTGTGCAACTCCTACAGCTGTCTTATAATCCCACTCAGCTCTTTCAGCTGGAGTTAAACCTGCTGATACTAATGCTCTATTAGCTGCTGCCTTAGCTTCACCTTCAGCTTGAACCTTCAAAGCAACTTGCTTTGCTTTCTTAGCTTCTAGTTCAGCTACTTCAAACTCTTGCTGAGCCTTAGTAACTGCTACAGCCTTCTCTTTCTCTTGTTCCCATTTAGCTCTCTCAGCTGCTGCTCTACCCTCTTCAGTAATCTGAACAGTTCTTTGAATTGCTTCCAAAGATTTAGTCTTAGAAGTTATTACGGCTAAGTTAGCTTGCTTTTGGGCATCAATCTGAGATTGGGTAGCTCCATCATATTTAATATCCAAAATGGATACCAATCCACAGGTAATACCATACTGACTGAACGGTGATGTTTCTTGACGTTTATAACCACTTGGAGAGTTAGCATCAGCAACAATCTGTGCCTTAGCTCTCAATTCCTTCTCACCAGTAATTTCATTAGTAACAGAGTCACGAACTACAACAGTTTTGTATACTCCGTTATTAAGCTGGTCAGTGATGTAAGCAATAAGGTCAGTTCTTGTTTCAGATACAGATTCCAATGATGACATCAGAGGACCACAAGATGTTACAACCTTGTATAGAGTAGGTTTAATTAAGTTTGCTATCAATGCCTTCTCTGAACCGAAGTCCTGCTGAATTTTCTTCATATTGGTATCATCGTTCGGCATAACAACTCGGAAAGAACCAATAATAAATCCCTTACCCTTATCATTAAAGGTAAGTGAAGCTGCTGGGTTCTCACCAGATGCAATATAATTACCTTCACTGACTTCTTTCCAGTCAACGAACTCTATCTGAGAAGTTTTGAAGTACTCGTGCTTGTTACCAAAGCCTTGCCACTGAAGACCACCATCTGTCCATACAACGTATTTACCAGACATAGGCATCTGACAAACATAGTTCTTAGACTTATCAGCATCTTCAAAGAGTGAACCTGCCATGCAGACTAACAGTACTACGATTACTCCTGCCAAAATAGCAAAGATTGAACTTTTACTTACTTTAGGTTGATTCATTTTTCTACTTATTTACATTAAAACATTATCATTAATCCTGATGTACCCAATAATAAAATGGAATACACAGTTTGGCGAAGGTTACTTTCCTACTCGTAAGGTATATAATACCAGAGAGGTGTGCAACCACCATAGCATAGTATACTAATATTAGTATAATAAGCACCACTAGAATTACTCTTGCATAAATCATGTTACGTTATTTAATTTTTTGTACACTTGCTCAACCCATCTTTCATAATAGCCTACGCCATCCCATACATAAGGAACACCAAGTTCAGAAAGGTTCATATATGGATTACTCCACGCTTTCTGAATCTCTTCCCTACTGATAGGTAGATGCATAAGTACTTTATGAGCCATACGTTTAGCTTCAATCCTCCAGATTCTTCTTGTTTCCTTATCATAACTCCAGCCGAATTTCTTACAGCTACGATTCTTAGATGTTAAGGAACATCCTCCGAATTTCTTCTTATCCTTCATTGCCTTCATAAGATTATCTCTTAGTTGGGCTACCAGGATTCGAACCTGGACTACAACAGTCAAAGTGTTGTGTGCTAACCGTTACACTATAGCCCAATAAAACAAACGACATTCCCATTCAACTCTTTAACCTCCGCAATGGGCAGCAGAGGGTTTTACTATTTGAAAGTCAGTATGATTGCTTGCTGTATGTCGTTTTATAATATACTATGTCAAACAGTGAGTTTGTCATAATAAGATGTTCGTATGCTGTTGAATTGTTCCTCCCAATCACCAGATAGAAGTTCATCATTAAACTGAGATGTGATTTCATCTCTATGAGTAATAACTAATACTCTTCTGTGAGTGTGGAATGAAAGTAGAATCAACTAATAAAGAGTGCTGGAATAAATTCACATCAAACTCTACAGCTCTAAGAGTCTTTTGAAACTCGTTGAACTTATTATTAGGGTCATTTACTTCTCTAACAGGTTTAGTAGAAGGAATTGGACCATTACCATGTCTAGTGATATATGGTCTGATAACATACACATGGTCTGTTATCTCCTCCGTCATTCTATCTAAGTGGTTCTTAGATTCTTTTCTAATCCTATTAATAATCTCCACAGCATTTTGACAAGTGGTGTTGCTTGGAGTGCAATAAGGCATTATACCAAACCTCTGGTCTAATAATATACCTTGTGAGCCTTCAAATACCTTGTACTTATAACGAGTTAAAATACTCTCGTCATGTACAGTTACGGACTTGAAATACTCATACACTTTAACACACCATTCATCAATATTGTACATTGGAAGGTTGGAACTAAAATCATAATAGTTCTTGATAAGTGATGCTATCTTGGTTCTTAAAACCATGATATTAGCACAATCTCGAACTGTAATATGATAACCAGCAGCTACTCTATCAAGAGCAGATTTGAAACCAGTCCCTACAGTACCATGTCTAAGGTTGTCCTCATTATTCCATTGACTAATAACGTCAAAGGGAGTAACAACCTCGCAGAGTGGATGATAAATAATCTCAGGGTTTGCCCCCATTTTATTTAAATCAACCAACTCTTTCATAGTAGTAATAGGGTCTACTGTACAGTAACTAGACCAGTACGTTGGTATCCCTAGTAAAGTACCACTACCATAATTACTAAATGTGTGTTCAAGTTTTCCATGCCTTACAGTATGTCCTACTTGGTGTCCACCACTAAAGCGAATAACTATTGTTTCTTCTCTCGGATGTGTCTTACACAGATTATGGACAGTTTGTCCTTTACCCTCGTCACCAAAGAACGAGCCTAATACGATTTCATTCATTCATTCATCTACTATTAATAGGTATAAGTTCCTTTACCTGCACTGGTACTATTAGGAGTGTAAGCAGGGATATCAACCGCCTCATAAGGTATTCCAGTAAGGTCTTCGTGTTGCTTGATAGCTTCTGCAATAACATTGTGAACATCGTGTGAATCACAAGTTAATACATTCTGTCCAAGTAAATCCTTCCAACCTGGAGCGATTCTTGTACCATAGCTACCATTAGTAACGTGAATATGATAGACATTATATTGCTCTTGAGCCTTCTTAACAGCTTCATCCGCACTAATAGGATTAGCAGGATGTTGATAGCCTAAGAAATCTTCTAAAGCATGTCCACTGATGTTACGCAAGTTAGGTTCATCACCAATGGTGAATAAGTAACCTTTCTTGTGTCTCTTGAATCTGTTTCAGTGTGATACCCAGCAATTATATGTGCTAGCAAGTAGCTTTCGCCAGCATTACCACCACCTCCACCTTCGAGTACAAACTCTTCTAGTGAATTTACAATTTTCTCAGTATCAGACTCAAACTGCCCAACTTGAATTGGATAGCGGTCATATTCATGGTCACCCACTGCCATAAATAACAGCTGCGGGTCTTTGACTCCCAGTTGCATCCATGAGTTTAGGGAAGTTATCCTTAATCATTTCATGAGGTGTTCTACGCATTGAACCAGTAACATCAAGAGCAATGATAATTGGAGTTGTCTCTGGGTGTTCGTTACTATCTCTACTTTCTCTAACACCAGTATCAACCATTTCTGGTTTAATTTCTTGCATTTATATTAGACAATTTAATGTCTGATTTAGCTGACAAAGAACGGTTCTTAAAGACAGCATCAGCTGACTTAGTTGAATATTCTCTCTCGTTTGCTAAGCAAGAATAAGCTGCAAAAGAATAACTTCCACTTCCCATTGATTAGTTCAATTTAGCATCGTCTTCTAGCACTGCTGCTACATTAATTTGTTCCTCAGTTTCGTCAGCTGGAAACTCTTCTCCGTCTACTTTAAGAGCCAAAGCATATTCAATGTTAGCAACTCTTAGGTCGCGTTCCAATTGATGTCTTTTAGCTACCCAAGCCTTCGGGTCAAAGCCGTTGCCAACCTCTAACGAAGTGGTGGACTTTACAGATAGGTCTCTGTGTTTGTTTAACTCATTCTTGATACGAAGAACCTTCATCTTACATTCCTGAATGAAACGTTCCTCTTCAATTTTAGTCATTTCATACAAGTTCTGCGCCCTTGCATCCAATACACTCTGACCACTTCTTCTCAATCCGTCTTTAAAGCTACTCATAAATCATTTTTACATAAAAACATTTGCAAATGCTAAATCTTTGTAATACTTAACTGAGAATCTTGTTATTAGAAAGAATAAGTCCCACTGTTATTACTAACAATAGGACTAATTTTGAGCCTCCTGCCAGACTCGAACTGACAACCTTCTCATTACAAGTGAGTTGCTCTACCATTAAAGCTAAGGAGGCGAATTAGCGTACATACTTAGATGTACGCCCAGAAGACTATTGCCTGTTTCTAATACGTTCTAACCATTTAAACTACTATACCCATCAGGACTTTGGCGGTATAGGCAAGGAATCGAACCCTGCACCTTTCACTTACCAATTGATTCTTAGTAGTTGCTGTAAGTCTTCTTTCAATAAAGTAATTTTTACTACGTTCAGCCGAGAACGTGGGACTCGAACCCCTCTACCTCCGTGACAGGGAGGCGTGCTGACCATTACACTACGCCCTCGATTAGTTATCTATTCTCACGAACTGATAACTCTGTTATAAGATGATTTTCATAATGGTACCCCATTATCGTACTCCCAACGGGATTCGAACCCGTATTTTCGGCTTGAGAGACCGATTACCTAACCATTAGTAGATAGGAGTATTTTAACTGTTCTAACCCCCGCTAGGCGTTTAACTAGTATTATAAGAACAGTTAAGGTGGGTGCTAGCCGTTCCTATCCCACCATTGTGTACTACGTTGCTAGCCAACGTGTGAACTCCTCTCCTCTGTTCGTTCACAGTGTAGCCTAACTATCCTATTAAGGATTAAGGAGGACTACAAGGTACTGGGAATCGAACCCCTATCTTCACATCGAAAGTGTGAGGAACTAGCCGTTATTCGAACCCAGCATTTAGAGACTTCTTCCTAAACTCATAATATGAGGGGAAGGATTCATTACCCTGGGACTCATGGTAAGTTACTTCATACCCATTTTCTCTGTAGAGAGGTTCTACATCTAACCAATGGTTTTGTATGATAGTATCCTTACTAGCACCAGTCAGAAACTTTATAAACTCGACAGCTTCATTAGTAAACACTATTGATTTGTCTTTGTTCCAGTTTCTTGCAATCAGTTCGTTGAAAACCCTAATAACTTGGTCAGGTATTATCTTTACCTTCTCGCTGATTATTTCATTAGGATTTATAGGCTGAATCTTTGTCATAGTAATCATAATTAATCATTATTATACAAAAATTCCAAATATACTTGCGGAGAGTGCTAGATTCGAACTAGCGGAACCCTTTTGAGGTTCGGAGTCTTAGCAGGACTCTGGTTTCGACCGCTCACCCAACTCTCCATACAGAGTTTCTTTAACCTGTAAAACAGCTGAGAACTATTTGTTTATGAGGCTGTTGCTCTACCACTGAGCTACATTAGCCTAAGCTAACGTGAGGATTCGAACCTCAGACCAACTGCTTGGGAAACAATGCTAATGCTGTTAGTTCTCGTCTACTAATCGACGTGGGGCGAGGAGGAATCGAACCTCCAACGCCAGGCTCTTCAGACCTGCGCTCTACCATTGAGCTACCGCCCCAGAGGAAGGATTTATTTTCGTGCAATCCTTCTAAACCACGTTAAGGCAATAGTAAACAAACAGGAAGATTTTATTTTAAAACCTACTGCCATAAGGGTGTTTAGTGGTAGTCGAAACCACAATCAGTTATTCTAACCGTTGAACTATAAACACCATGTTAGACCTACACTCGTACCCACTTCCATTTATGATTAGTGATGCATCACCAATAAGGTACGACCTCATCCACATAAGGCACTACCCCTACCACAACCTCGGTCTATAAGTCAACCTTGCCAAGTTAGTACCCCGACTAGGAATCGAACCTAGATATGTAGCTTAGAAGGCTACTGTTCTATCCGTTGAACTATCGAGGCATCATCAGAAGTCATTTGTTTGCATATACTGTGCTAATGTTGTTGCTGTAAGACTTCTTATAAATTAAATAACTTAAAACATTGCTATTTCAAGTCTAGTTTCCTTTTTAAACTTTCGTCTATTGTATCGTTCTCCCTTACATAACCAACAACTACATGGAGTACTTGTTGATTTATAAGGTAAAGTCCAATGTTGATTATCACACCACAATCCATAATTACTAGCAGGAAACTTCTTTAACCTAGTAATATATTTCTGGACTAACTTCTGCTTGCGCCAATACTTGTTGCGTGTCATTTGATTCTTTCTCTCCATCGTCTCTTTCAATTAAGGGTTTTAGGAAAGTCCAATCAAATACAATGTCTACTAATAATACGTCAATCATGCCTTTATTTCTTTAAATTCATCCCAATGTTGTAATACAATCAGACAAAGGTTGTACCTTGCTGAAAGTTCTCTTATAAATGCCTTCTTCATTTTACGAGGCATTTTCTCTAAGTGTCCAGTAGAGATTAAGGATTCGAGGTAATCAAATCTCTTAGTTACTACTTGTTTGCTCTCTTCACTAAATCCTTTATTAATAGCATTGACCACTGCATACTCCTTTGTAAGTACTGCAAATGCTCTATCCCATAATAAGGACATCTTGTGTTTACTAATCTTGTTAATTGCTCTAAATCTTCCTGTCATAATACTTTGTTGTTGATAGTTGAGGAAGTAGTGGGACTCCAACCCACACATCGCTGTTACACGATTACTGGCGGTTTTCAAGACCGCTGCCTTAGCAATTAGGCTTACACTTCCATAGTTTGTTGATTTACATATTCACTTTAGCAGCATAGGAACTTACTCCTTTATAATAGGGAGAGTTCCAGTAGGGTAGATGTAAGAATTAGCAGTTCTGTCCAAATACCACTTAACAGCCTTCTTAATTAGTCTAATTGCTTTCATAATAAGATAGTGTTGCTGAATAAATATGTCAATCTTGTTAGTTAAAATAAACCTATCCAAAACTCCAGAAACAGAAATTCGATGGATAGGTTTAACAGAGGACATGGGTTTTACATTTAATGTCTTCCACTCTCCCAATTCAGAATGGGTAGACACTATACTTACCTAGCATAGTCAGGGCTAATTCTCATAGCTTAGTACATTTACTTCAAGCGTCCTACTCTAGTCTTGCCTGCACCCTTACGGGATTACTTCGGCCTTACGGGATTACTTCGGAAGACATTTACACTTAATAGTTAGAATGTAAAAGTATTTGCTGTATGTCCTCTTACAGTAGTTGAAAAAGGAGGTGTTATGAGCACCTTATATAAATTTATTTATATCTAATAGTCCTTCATGTACTTCTCCATGACAATTTGCACATAGTAAAACACACTTATCAAGCTCAGGTTTTAATTTTTCAAAGGATTTAGTAGTGCCACTAATCCCAAAGTCCTTCTGGGTAGGGTCTAAATGATGAAATTGTAAAGCTCTAATAGATTTATTATATCCACATACTATACACTTTCCTCCTTTATAAGCCTTTAACTTAGTCTTTCTTGCACAAGATGCTTGAGAAGTTAATTCTTCTTTAGTCTTTTGAGGATTAAGAATTTCTATACCCGCTATTCTAAGTCGTTTAGCTGATATATGATATTCTTTCGCCACTTTCTTTAAACTCTTTAGTTCGTTATATCTCTCTTGGATTTCTTGTAATAAATCTGGTGTAATTTCATTAACCTTTCTAGGGTCTACACCATACTGGGTGCAGTACTTAGATATTGTGCCTTTGCTGCATCCAGTTGCTTCTCTTATTTGGGTGTTACCCTCTTTTCTAAGAGAAACAATTAAATCAATAGTCTCTTGAGATGTATAGTGCACTGACAGGGACTCGAACCCTGGAACATCCGATTAAAAGTCGGAGGCTGACGGATTGCTCCTACCAACCCAGCTCTCAGTGCAAATAACCCACGTTATTGAATTAACAATAGATGTGGGTACAGAAACCATTTTTAATACGTTGCTCTACCCAATTGAGCTAAAGTGGACGTATCCACCTATGGGACTCGAACCCATAACCTACGGCTTACAAGGCATAGAGGTATTGCTGTAAGGTTTCTTTTTGTTAAACTCAAAATAGAGTAGGGTAACGGAGTCGAACCGTTCTAACTGGTTTTGCAGACCAGCCCCTAAACCGCTCGGGCAACCCTACATAAACACTACTTTACGTGCATTTATGTTTCTCTATCTGGGTCTAATTTAAATAAAGAGTTGTTGAAGCATGAATCTCTAAGATTCGTGGAGCAGGTGGGACTCGAACCCAATCCTCCAGATTGCAAATCTAGCGCATTAGCCAATTATGCTACCTCCCCATAAAACAGAATACTTTTTTTCATCCTCTCGGACTACACCAACATTTCAACCTTCCCATTTAAATAGTCACACAATGGTGGGAAGGGTAGGAATCGAACCTACGTTTAAGACAAAATTACGGTTTGTTTGAATTTGCTTTAAGTATTCTTATATAACTTAACCATAAATGTGTTGGGAGGACGAGATTCGAACTCGCAACCTCTACATCCCAAATGTAGTAGACTAGCCCATTGTCCTACCTCCCAATTTAACAGAAGACTATTGTTGATATTTGCGGTCCAAAATACTGCTATAATCATAATTGTTTGCTGTAAGTCTTCTTATTGATAACTAATCGCTGCACGCCGTGAGGGATTCGAACCCCCATATCACGCTTTTGGAGAGCGTTGCTTCCCAGTCATGCCACCGACGCATATAGTAGACTTGTTTCACAACAAATCTACGTAGAAGTTCTCTTTTGTGTACATATTAGTACGTGAAACCTCGCTAGGTTGAGGGGAGTGTCGGGTTCGAACCGACAACCTACGGGTTAACAGCCCGTCGCTCTAACCAATTATAGCTAACTCCCCAATTACTACAGATAACACTACCCTTGCTGTAGTACCAACGCCACCCTACGATGTGGATTCCATATTTGCTGTCAGGGATAGGAATGTCTACGTCACGCTAGCCTCACGTGCATTACGTAGTCCCTGTAGGGTTCGAACCTACGACCCTCTGGATGTAAGCCAGATACTCTCACCAACTGAGCTAAGGGACTATTTACAGAAGTCATTCTTTACTTATCCGTGTAAAATGGTACAGATTGTTGTTGAATTTGCTGTTAGACTTCTTATTCTATCATCAAGATGTTGGGTGACTCCTCCTTATCAGAGAGGTGCGCTAACCAATTGCGCCATCACCCAATCTAAACAGAAAGCAGTTTTAGCGTGTCAAATTAAAAGTTTGATGCTTGAATAGTTGCTGTATGCTTTCTTATAGTGAGTTATGAGTTTCACCCCTCATACTCTTCGTAACTACAACAGTCCTATGTAGTTTCCACTACATTACCTGGTGTAATAGGCGCGGGGGTTGGACTCGAACCAACGACCTCTAGGTTATGAGCCTAGTGAGCTACCACCCCACACGTTAATTATCTGCTACCAGTAAAACCTTGCATTAAGACATCACCGTCACCTAATACATTTAGAAGATATTCAGATGCATTATTCTCAATAGATGGTTCTGTATCTTTGTGAATACGTTTTGCTAATACAAGCAATTCATCTAATTTTTGAATAATTAAGTCTAATTTCTCTTCCATAATACATTAAGTTAGTTGCGGATACAAGATTCGAACTTGTGACACCTTATGAGTGTTCCAGCTTATGAGACTGGCGAGATAGACCACTTCTCTAATCCGCGATGTTGAATAAAGGAATTTAGTTGGACATAAGGAAGACTTCACTTCATTGGTTTCCATCTGTTATGCTTCTAAATTCCTGTCATTAGGCTATGCTAGCTTTACCTAACCTCCACTAAAAATCTTTACGAGAGCCTTATTAGCGAATGCTCTCCATGCTTTCAAGTTAGCATGATACTAAGGTCTTCCTAACGTTGTGCCCTCAACAATACGCCTCCGTTTCACCTGTTGGAGGATTGGGGAGATGCGGTGCATACGAGAATCGAACTCGTACCCCAAGATAGACAGTCTAGTATCCTAACCATTAGACCAATGCACCAATTAATAGAGCAGATAATGAGAATCGAACTCACATCCTCGGCATGGCAAGCCGATACACTAACCGTTGTGCTATATCTGCAAGATGAAATGTGCCCATCTTCACAGACGAGCACACTTTTCACCAAAGCACTTGACTTTAGCAGATATTGTTGTGGGAGTGGTAGGATTCGAACCTACTCAGCCCGAAGGCAGCGGATTTACAGTCCGCCCCAGCTCTCCAACTCTGGCGCACTCCCCTCAACAATGGGATAAATAAAACACAAACACAATCACGTTCTCTCAACGTTTCTGAGTACAAAGATAGTGTAATCTTTAGACTCTACAAAGTGAATAATGTTAAATTTTGTAACAATCAAATTTATTACTATATCCCATTATAGAAACCATTTCTTAATGCTCTACTAATAGTTATCTATCTTCACAGACCAATAACTGCTGACAAATGTAATTTTTACAAAGAATTGTAAGGAGAGAGGGATTCGAACCCTCAATGTATACACCTAGAATATTATACCACAGTCCCTAATGACTGCCGCTTTACCATTTGCGTATCCCCTTATATTACTACCTATCTTCACAGACAAGTAGTTTATTCTACTATTATTTCTTATTATGTCGAAAAGAAGCAGAGGGTGAGAGAGTCGAACTCCCACTCCCAAGAATTAAACGTTCTTGTGCTTTAACCATTAAGCTAACCCCCTAAGGACTAACTCGAAAATCCTCGATGATAGCCCCTAGTTGTGAGATAACGTTCAGTAGTTTCATGCTAATGCTGTTTATTAGTCTGACGTGTTAATCCACTTCACCAACGCGCCATGTTAGTAGAAAGGTGAGAATCATACACATAAGAGTCATACTGATTGCTGCTTACTTGCAATACTGCTTATCTAGTATGTTGATTCTTATGCTTCTATCTCACCTTTTAAAACAAAGGATTATGTTTAGAGGCGCGTACAGGATTCGAACCTGCGAATGGTCAGATTTATAATCAATTGATTATTTAAGCTACTGGTTTCTCACTGTAAGGCTAAAGCTAAAGCTCTTGACTCAATGCTTGTGCTAAATATCTAGGATTTAGTAATGCTGAGGCTTAAGCTAAAGCTTTAGTCAATATTTTATTTCTTACTTACCATGATGCAAGAAGTTAATGAGTTTCTCTACACTGAGGTTCGGACTCTGTGCTTCGTTATCATTAACAACCTTCAATGCTTCAATCACTGCTGCAAGAATCTTACTTCTTCTTTGCAGTAATTCAGCACGTTGTCTCTGTGTCCAGGCGCCAGTAAACTTCTGCAATGTATAATCGCCAGTTTCTACTGTTTTCTTCTTAACAGTAACCTTAGCGTTATAGTTAGCAGGTAACTTAGCTGGGTCAAGATTCGGGTCTTTAAGGATAACTTCCTCAGATTCAGTAGTACGAGTTATACCTTTCAACATTTCTGTCTCATGTACATCACGTCCCTGATATTCTGCATCAGTTCCTTCAAGCCAAACCTCAGAATCTGAACGCACTGGTACATTGGCGTACATATCTTCCAGCTGCTTACTGGTTAGGATAGTTTTAAGTCTCATAAGGTCAAGAGCAGTCAACTTACCAAATGAAACACCATCTACTATCAATTCAACTCTCGGTGCACCAGCAGAGTTAGTTGCCTCAACAGAGAATAGGTCTTTCAAATAAGGAATTGCATTCTGTTCGAACCATGCGAGCTTCTCCTCTACAGTTGTAGCTACCTTAGTAGTGCCCATATAACGAGCATCTTCTGCGTAGCCATCTCTCGGTTTGAAGGTCTTCTTGATACCCTCAAACATACCTTGCTTATTCTTAAAGAACACAGCATAATCACCAATCATTCTATTGAATGTTGATGTACCATGTTCTACTTTAGCAAGTAAAGTGTTAAGCTTAATCATACTTATTTCTTATTCTTTTTAAAGTTTGTATTCTTCTTAGTTTTGTTGACCACCTTTCGTTCAGACACAACAAGGCGATTTAACAATTCTTGGTCCATAGCTGCATTGAACAACTCTGTTGCATTCTTAGGTGTAGCCTTGAATGGTTTAGTTCCCAAGATAAATGCTACAGCAGCAGGGTCATAGCCACTGATATAGAAATTGTTCGGAGCATCTGCAAAGTCTTCAAACTTAGGACGAAGACCTCCACCATAATAACCGTTAGGTAAATCCCAAAGGATTAACTTAAAGTTATCTACATACTCCTTACTGAAACCACCTTTAAGTAGTCTTTGTCTAAATGCAGTAAAATTAGTAACGGATGCACCTGAGCCACCCCAACTACGAGCTGCATCAAATTCACCATCACTAACCAACAATGCTCCTGTTGGGAACTCGTTCTCAGAAATCTTCATTGTGCTTCTCAGCTTAACGAACATATCTGCCACAGATAATAAATTGGTATTACCAAAGTTACCATCTGTGTCGTTAGCCCATTTCTCAATAGGAGTCTTACCCTTCCATGTACAGAGCTTACAAGTACTACTAAATGTAGCATAGGCATCTTTAAATGGACCATCCAACAGGGCAGAGAAATATAATGCCATTGCTTTACCAATAGCATAAGAAGACATATTGGTTCCAACTGCCTTAGAGGTCATAGAACCAGAAATATCTCTAACCACTAACAGCTTGCTGTTCTGGTTAAGATTCTGTCTTCCAGTCTCAACTAGCCCATTAAACTGAGCATTGATAGTCTGTTCTCTATACTCTTCAAGCCTATTAGTACGGTAGCTTTCACCAAGCGGTTGGAACAACTCGAACACAAATCCAGTGTATTTAGCCACTTTGCGACCACTTATCCACTTAGAATACTTCTCTACCAATCCTTGATTTTTCAAGAACTTAGAGCCTACCAATAGGCTCAGAGCGCGTCCATGAATGGTATTGAAGTCCAGTTCGAGCAACTTCTTCTGACTTATTAATTGCTGCCAAGTATGAGCAGTTCCACTCTGTTTAAGTTTCCTGTATCTACGTTGTGCAGCACGGCTATCCGCAGTCTCTTTATCTGCCTTCTTGTCTTTCTTTTTACCATAGATGCAAGAAGCAAGATACTGACCGATAATAGTACGAGCTTGTGAATCAACAGTTTTACATTCTTTCATTGAATGAATGGTTGGTAGGTATTTCTTCACCAATTCACTCGTATGACCATTAGCTAATCCAGCCAAGATAATCTTACGCATGAAATTCCAATCCAACTTTCTTCCTTCCCAGCCATGATATTGTAAATCAAGGCTCATCATTTCAAATACATCCTTCCAGCTACCAGCAGCGATGAAATAAGGCATGTTAGCCATGAATGTAGGTTTGTGATGCATAGCTAACCATAGCATACGCATAATACCTTCATTCTTCAATCCCTGTCCTCTCTGAACATCCAGAGTGATAGTTTCATTAGGAAGAACAATCTGAGTCTCACGAGTAATCAACCGAATATACACAGCGAGTTGTAGACACTTCTTCGGATTAATACTCCACAATTTATACATATCTTTAGATACCTCAGCATAATCACGAGGTGCCTTAAAGTTTGCAATCATTGAGAAGTTGTCTACGAATGCATCATTACTGGTGCTATACTTCTTAGCACCGTTTCCACTCACAGTTTCAGCCGATAGCTTCAATCCCTCCTTCACAAAGTTGTTCTCTTGTGATTCAGTCTTAAAAAGACTTTTCTTTTTCTTACTAAATTCCATTGTTTATCTCTTAATTTATAAATTAATTGAGATAATTATATAGCGTGTTTTACCTACATAATCTATCTGTTAATGTTCTCATAAAACAATCACTCAGCTACTGGCAATGAAAGATGTTTGTAGCTGAGTGAAAGGTCAATAATGAAATGGAACTGACGACCTACTCTTGTATTGCTTGACCATTAATCAAAATATTGTTAAACATTTAGACGAATTTTACAAGAGACATAAGGATTTTCTCCTTACATATTACATTGAGGAGTTGCACCTCGTAGAGGGCAGACTATACGTAATAGGTTTCAACTTTTATTTATACACGTTTAAGTCAACCACATAGTACGCACTATGTAACCCAACTCATCAGGTCAGTTTCGTGTCGTAGTTTATCCAACCACAGTTATATTTACCAACTTAGAAGTTCCTTTCTCTAACCCATGTATGAGTAGATATTCAGGCATTCCAGGTAGTTCATGTCCAGTACCGCTCATAGCTTCATAATCTTCTTCAGCCGAGAGATTGTAATATCTAAGAGTAGCTTCTACAGCTTGATTATATTCGCTTGGATATTCATGGCACGCATTTACACACGTGCCATTAAGCGGGTCAATGATTTGAATGTAAACCTTTTTCATATTACTTTACAGTTACTTCTTCATATATAAGAACTGGCTTAGAAACTCTATAGCCATTCTCAGTAAGCAGCTTAATAGCCTTATTAATTGCCTTATCAACTGGTACAAGCTCCTTATGTTCATGAACTGGAACTTCTTCAAGTACCTGTTCAATCTCTGTAGTTTCTTTAGGTTGTTTTACTGGTTCAACCCATGTACCCTGTTGTATAGCTTTCTTCTTTTGACTATACTTTCTTGCCTGTGCAGCTACTTTCTTACGAGTAATAGTCATAAGCTCTACTACCTTATTCATATGAATAGGCTCTGTGCTAGACCAACTAAATCCATCTTGATATGTCAGTCCTGCCTGTACGAGAACACCTTGTTGAACCAATGTTGTAGCAAACTCGCTATACATGGGCACACCTAGGTCTTTAAATGCACTTCTAATGTCCTTAACTCCGAATACTCCAGAGTTCTCAGACTTCACTAGATTTACAGCAGCTGACAACTCTTCAGCTGTCATCTTACCGTAATTTCGTTTCTTTTTCTGTTCCATTTCAAATTGTCGATTAGTTAAACATAATGTTTGTGGACTTGGGCGGAGTCGAACCGCCGTCCAAACAACATGCTGTAGTTCTCATGCCATCTTGTACCACATATAACCTTCAGAGTATTGATTGTGGTTCAACTCTTCCAGTAAAAGCGCCATTTCTACCAGAGAAAGGTTTGCCTTCTTCTAATTGCTTCAGTATATCCATTTCATTATTAGCTTTAAAAGTTGGCGGAGCTAGCTCACTTCACAGTGGACTAACCCCTTGATATTTGTCTTCAAAAACCTTCTTTAGTTACGCAGCTTTGACATTACAATAGCTGCACCGAGAAGAGACTTGAGTTCCTTAGGCATACCCTCGATGATGTCCTTAATAGGGTTTTCATCAATGTCACTGCCCTTACGATTCTCTAACGCATCTACTGTGTTGCGAACGGACTCTGCATCTTCTATAGAGATAGAGAATGTTTCACCACCGAATACAGATGCTTCCATTCTCTTGGTATCAACGTGAGCAACGTCATTGCCATCAATGTTGAATATGAAAGCTCCACAGTCCTTACACTGTTTAACTCCAAGTTCTTCTACTATACGTCCGATGTATACTGGAGCCTTGCCTACTGCAAGCAGTGCGAACGGTTCGAGAATGTTAGATAATTTGCTTATCAATGAAGGGTACTGTTCTTTAGTGCCATTCAGAATCATGTCAATCTTTTTCATGCTAAATCCTTATTTTTAAGCCGAATAATAAAAATGCCTAATAACACACATAGTACTAGAGGAATCCATAAAGATGCTCTAGTACACTGCCAGCCTAAGTATCCTACCATAAGTAGGAATGCAGCCTTAGTCAACCTTGCTTTCCACATACTTATCAAGATTAGTACGTGACAACAAGGTACATACACTCCAGTCCATCTTGGACTCATCACACACTTCCTTAGCCGACTTGATGTATTCTACACAATCGTCAACTATAGCTTTGTGCTGCTCGTCATTGATTTCGCCTTTGTTGAGTTTGGCGTCTGTCTGTTCGATGATAAATACCATTTCAGCTACAGAATAGGCAATGATACCTAACTGAATGTCTTGATTCAACACTTGAGCACGATTCACTAATTTGTTCTTTTCAATTTTCATTGTCGATTAGTTATTAAATTAAACAATATGACCAATTAGTTTCACCTATAAATAGGTTACTTATAGCATCGCCACGTAAAGGCTTAGTCATGATGCCGTCACGGGGTATAGTAGAATCATATCTACCTATATATAAAATCTTAATTTATGGAACGCAAGACCTTCCTGTGCCTACAGTCTCGACAATACCCTCTGTTATTGAAGTGTACACGACTGTCTTCGATTGCCATCTCACAATACTTTGCCTTATCTCTCGATAAGACATCTCTCCAGTATTAGGAAGATACTGTTTGGTATAAGAGATGCTCTGCATTAGTCTCAGGGCGTACCCATTATGGTCCAGTTCCTTTCTGATTTCAGCTAACATGGTGTCCCATGCATTTTACACCTATATCTTTATAGCTGCATACTGTCATAACGTTGAGTTATTAACTCCGAGTACATCTTTTCATCCATATAGGAACTATGACTTCTTCTGTAAGCCTGGTGGCTAGGTACACGATTTTAAGTCCTTATAGGGCTTCAGACTATTCCAAAAGTGACTGTATGAAATATTCTCTACGTTCATACAGCCTTTTCTGGCGTTACGATACCAGACCTAGGTAGTACTTCCTAGTACAGACTAGATTTAAGTGCGAGTCTGCATACACACCATACGTTTTTAGAGTAGTGTCATGGCTAATTCCTACTTTAGTTTACCTACAACCATACTTGGTGCTCTGAGTATCCACGCTTTTATGTACAATATTAAACGCTTCTTCTTATACCAAGTGAGCTTGGGCTACTCTACTAACAGTAATCAATCTCTAATTATTAGATAATTGCACTTGTGTTTTCACTTATTCTCCTCACCTGCCTTAATTATGGATAAATGGTGCTAGCTATTAAACTAGCACCCATTACGTAGGCTATTTCTTTTTCTTGGATTTGTTGTAAACATCCAAATACATACTCTGGTACAGAACCTTCTTATCTGAAACTGGGCAGACGAAATGCTTCTTCATCAGATTAGTGAAGGCATCTATAGTCATGTTAGACAAGATTAAATCACGTACTCCTAGCCAAGCTAGTACTATATCACGCTTCAGTAAAGTGAGTCCTCCTCTTTCTTTACCTATTGCAGCAGCCATTTGTGCTAACTGATTGTAAGCAATATCAGCTACTTTAGCCTGCTCTTCTGTGATTTGGAGTGTTCCCCTCTGTATCGCATCACCACATGCTTGACCTGTGATTAGTTGAGCGGCTGCTTTATATTGGAAACCACTCCTGCCGCCTCTGAAATGTTCATGGCTCTGACAGAACTTACGAAGAATATCATAAGACTCTCTTCCATCAACTATGTAAGCCTTTACGTAGTCTGCGGTTGACCACTTCTTTGAGTTGGAGTTATATCGTATTGCAGATAGCAACGGATTCTCGAACTCAAATTCCAAGTATGAGAGTATGTATGAGTTGCCTTCTCTCCACAATTCACAGGCAGCCATGAACCTATGCTGTCCGTCTATGATAAGTTTGGTTAGCTTATCAATTATGATTGGCGGAACAATCTCTCCTCTCTTCATAGCCTCTTTGATTTTGGCTACGTGTTTTAGGTCAGTTACGGTTCTATTTCCGTGAATAAGTTGAAGACCCCTAGGAGATTGGATTCCAAGCACACTTGCTACTACTATTACATTCTTTTCCATGTCGATTAGTTATTTTATTTGTTATTTTTATTCTTTGTTACTATTTTTATACCAATAATAACGGCTATGACCGAAGCCATGCCGTCAGAGATGAATTACTTAATAGAATCATAATATTCTTCTTTTAGAACATTAGCAATTCCATCCAATACATAGTGAGGAACGTTGCCAGATAGCTGGAACCAAGGTTCTCCCACCTCATTAGTAGTATATATTACAGCCATCCTAATTTTATGAACTTTAATGACACGAGGACGTCTATCAGATGTCTTTAGGTCATTATACTTGTTAAGATGGGTATAAAATGCATCATCGTCATCTGGAATGTCATTCCATTTAGAGGTTTTAGACTCCTTTAAGAATGGCTGACAAGGGATGAACTTAGCAGGTTTCTCTATCTCTTCTGCGTTGGGCAATGAGACAAACTTGTTGTTATACTTTGCAACGATTGCCTTAGTATCAGGCAAATAAAATAATTTCATAATTTAATCCTCCAATTATAGGTTTATACGATTAGTTAATTATACCCTCTGCACATAACCTTAGATATAGGTCATATATTTTTGTATTATAGTCCTTGTGTGGATGGAAGTTATGTTCCCTACAGAACTTTATCCACTTCTTATCCTTTCTATAATTATATGCATGAGTGTCCTTCTCTCCAAGAGTAGCTATCTTAATCTCTAAAATAGTTACTTCCTCTTTATCAATATGAATTATCATTTTGTGGGATTGTAGATGAAACTTTCCTGTTCTTCAAATGTGTTGCACACGCCAGTTTGCTGTTGAATATTTAATGGATTCATAATCTTTACACTTACCTAATCAGTGCGAGGTCTTTAGAATTAGTTATTGTCATCTGCATTTGTAGAGG